TCACGGGGCACTCAACGCGACTTTCCAATCGGTGCCGACAACATTACTGGAACCTGTAGTCGCTCTGCGGTACATCCATGGGGTTCCCGATGCTGCACCCGTTACAAAGAAAATGTCGTCGGTTGCAAAAGCTCCAGTCGTAGGAATGGTTGCCCCGTACAGCACCCGGCGAGCATTTTGCCCAACATTCTTCCCTGATGTATCAGAAAGCGTCGTATTCCAAGAGCCAGGAATTGGGAGATAGGTGTGCGATCCACACATATTCACCTCGCCAGCGGTGGCTAGAGCTGTCTTCGCACCCGACGTACTACCCACAATGCCAATCTCGCATGACTCTAACGTCAGCGCCTTAGAGCTTGTAGCACTCGCCAAATAGACTCCCGTTACCGTAATCGGTCCAGCAACCGCTGCCTTGAATTTCAACCGCCCCGCGACGGCGGTCGATACGATGCCGTAGGTCGTCGTGTGATTGCTAGCCTCAGCACCTCCGATTGCCACTTCGACTTCATCGCGGCCAATCACGTTCCATGTGGGAGCTTGCACATACCATGGATTGCAAATGGTCTCAGAGCCATAGTTGACGGGAGTAGCACGCAACTTCCCCTGCGCACTGCCAGACAGAAAATTCAGTGTCTCTGGCGGAATTATTATCCCCCTTGTCGCGACCGGCCCCAATTTTAGCTTGACATCAATGTCATAGTCGCGGAACTCAAACTGCGAAATGCTTCCGAAAGGCAGCGATGAGGCGGGTGTAAGTTGCGCAACGATTTTCGAAACCGTGCAATTTCTTACGCGAAGGCGTCGAACACTACATGCCACTCCATACATTAATAGAGGCGTATCATCAACCGCCTGATACGCTCGCAAGAAAACATCACTTAGCTCGTGATTTTGGCCAAACGTCGCACCTCCAGAGAGGCCTGCGCTAATGTCCCCGCGCGCTCCAACGATAATAGGCACCGTGGCTGGGCTCTTAGCTCCAGCATCGAGGTTGATAGCACTGATACGCCATCCATCCGCGAAACAGCCTACCTGTACAGACGGTGCAACAACGTTACCAGCGGCGGCAGCCGAGACAACACCATCAATTCTTCGGATTATGACGTCCGTAGATATTTCATGCCCGGGGAAATTGCGGTTTTCAACAATATCCAAAGACGCGCCAGCGCGAACTTGTTCATTGTAGCTCTGCCCGCCTGTAATCCAAGCAGGATCATCCACACCTGCAAGATCGACCATCTCGATCGAGTCGTAGACGTGACTAAGACTTGCAAAGAGCTTATGGCGCTGCTTGATTTCTAAGGCTCGGCCTCCGTTGGATACAATGAGATCCCCGCCCCTCATCCCATGACATTGGTAGACAAATAGCCCATACGCATAGAAATCCGCGATTGAAATACGACTGTACTTTGGCCATGCGCAATGGCGGAACTCGACGCCATTCCCATTACTATTCTGTACATCCGCATTCACTTCGCATTTATCAGCGAAATAGAACATGAGTTGAGTCGGCCGGCGCACCCCATCAAAACTCCTCACCTTTAGCCCGGTTACCTTCACGCCAACACAGGAACTGGCTGTCTCGTATGCTTGACTGAGGAACTGATTAGACCAAGGCGATCCGGACAAAGTTCTATCTACCGTAGCTCCGTGAACAATTAAACTATACTGCGGCCCTGCTCGCACGAGGAGATACCCGCCCTCAAATTGCACCTCTACTCTATTCTTATTGGAAAGATACAAGGTTTTATTCGACACAGGAGATCCGATCACGCGCAGCTTAGACCCATCGACCGCCGCATCAAACATTTTCTGTATCGCAACAGAATCTAGCTCATCAGAGAGTGCCACTGCAGAAGGAAAATCTGATTGTGCGGCAACCAGGGAGTCATACAGCGTGGAAAGCGGATGACTATTTCCATCGCAAATTGCACCATAGTCGTTTGCACTAACAGAAGCAGCATTCATCGTGAGGGCCTCAGTTTTTTGAGAGATACCATAAAAATCCATTTAATCGATCTACGCTTAGCGTTGAGCAAAATCAGCACGATACCCACAAGCGCCGATAGCGCACCGCACATTGCCTATTCTAAGTCGCCTATAGAGGCAATCAACTATTTACTATAATCCTGCTTGCGTGGGGATTATAAATTTCATGGTGACGAGATGCTTCCGCGTGCCGCCATCGACCTTGCTAGACGTTGTACTAATGGGTGAGAAAGGCAACTTCCACCCCCCAGATGTCTCCTGCATCCGTCGATGCTGCGCAGCGGGGCTTCCTGCGCGTCGGCCGGATCCCCGCCAGTGCGACCCGCCGCCCAGCCGCACCCCCAGTACCTCAGCCACCGGCGCTCGACCGCTCCTCCACCGTATTCCGGTGCTGAGCAGCACAGTCGCCCCCCTGCACATCTCAAAGGAAGCTGTTCTTCATACCCCTTAGATCCGCCCTATACCAGCCTTCAAATTTCTGATCCCCACATTAGTATGGACACCCCATTAAGTGGGGAAAGCATTCTTTTGCACTACAGCATAATCCCCGTCAGCAACGAATTTGACCCCGTTGCGACTTCCCCAAGGGCATAGGTACTCCCCGCGCCTATGCCCTATTTTTCTCCCCCGTCTCCGCTTGCATTTACTTGCAAAAACAGTGGGAGAAAAATGGCACAATTCCTCGAAATCTAAATCAACCGTGTCGCACAAGATGCACGGACAATAAATTGAGGAAGAAACATGTCCTACGTGAAGGCGGCAGCGATCCTGCTCGTCAGTTTCATCATCAGCCTCGTGCTCGGCGACAGATTCCCCGGGCACGCCGATCCGCTCGTGCTGGCCGGCTTGGTCATTGGCATCGGGATAAGCGCCCGCGTCATTCTCCGCAAGTCCACCGCCTGACGGGTGCCATTCCCGCATCGCATCCCTCCTATGCAAGGGGCTGACCGGGGATTCCAGTGGGATGCCCCTCCGAGCCCCCAGTACATCAATCACCGTCGCAGGGGCGACAGCTAGTGGCAACTGAACCCATCCGCATTACGAGATTTCGACTCGATCTCAGGCCTGGACCAGCAGCAATAAGCTAGTCATCTTCTGGCGTAGCAAGCTCCCCTGCTAGCCTGCTCCTCATCCCCTTCGGCGCCCCCTTCAGCATCCGATCAGCGCTCGGCGTCGCCATCTGCTTCACCTGGTTGACCAGTGCCCGGTTCGTCACGATGATCGGGGACTCGGGGTTCTTCTCGTTCCAGTCCTGCAGCCAGGCTACCGCCCTCTCCTGCATGCCCTTGTCGCCCTCGGCCAGGCCGCGCGACCACAGATCCATGATGTTGCTCTGGATCTTCTTCACCAGTGCGATGTCCTGGCGCGCCGGCATCCGGCGACGGGTGTCCTCGGCGACCTTTGTCGGCGTGAAGCCGGCGAACTTCACAATGGCATCACCCAGGCCAACATCGGTGACCTTGCGGCCCTTGTAGTCGACTGCCTTGTCCGTCATCGCCATCTCCAGGCCGGCTGCCATATTGTTGACCGCCTTCGGCATCAGCGCCATGACGGCGCGGCCGGGCTGCTTGGCCTGCCAGGCGTCGTAGGCGTCCATCGCCGAAGAAACCAGCGCGCCGGCCGGGCCGACAACGTCGGTCACCTCGCGGGTGCGATCCGCGCTCTCGGCAGGCTTCAAGAGGCCGGTACCTGGGATCAGGTTCCCCAGCCCGAGGCGGCCTGAGAAATCCAGCGGCAGCATCGACGAGACGCCATAGAGCGCAAAGTCTCCGGCCGTCTTGCCAAGAACCTCGTGCGCCCACTTCCGCTTGTCGCGCAGCAGGTTGGTGTCGTAGCCCATGGCCTGGCCGATCGTGTCGACCAGGTCGGTGATGTCCTGCGAGAACGGCAGGCCCTCGGCGCCGGCGGACAGCACCAGCACGGCCATCATCATCAGCGCCGCCTTCTTGCCTTCCGGGCCGGCGCGCCACATGCGGCGAACCAGCTCCACGTACATGATGCTGTACTGCTTGAAGGTCATCAGCAACCGACCAACCGTACCGCGCGCCCAGTTCGGGCGGTTCACCTTGTTGAAAATGCCCTGGGTCTCGTTGACGGCGCGGACGGCGAAGGCGTAGGGATCGGCATGGCGAGTCGACTTCGCCAGATCCCAGGCGGCCACGAACGTCAACTTGCGGTTGAAGGATTCGGCCGCGGCGAACATCATGCCCCACAGGGTGAAGAACCCCTCCATGCGCGCGCGGGCGCTCTCTGTGCTCGACTGGAGACCCGCCCCGACCTTCGGGATTTGCGCCAGCTTCTTGGCGATCGAGGCCGAGACGGTCTGTGCCCCCTGCGAGTAGAGGTGGAAGATCTCCTGACCCTCGACGATGCCCTCCTGGCTGCCGCGCTTCAGGGCCGCGCGCAGTTCCGGATCGGAGATCTGCTTCTTGCCCAGGGCAAACGGCAGAGCCCTGGCCATCGCGGCTGCCGTCTTCGTCGCACCCCACTGCGACAGGTAGGGGGCGGTCATCATGAACGGCTGCGTCAGGTTGACCACCGCTGATGCCACGGAACCGCCCAGGAAGTAGGCGAACATCAGCGAACTCGCGCCGGCGCCGGCGTCGTTCGCGTCCATCATGAAGTTGCGCAGCTTGATCGCCTCGTCCTTGACGTCGCCCTTTGACTTCGGGATCTGGCGGATTGAGCGCATCAGGTCGCGCACATAGTAGCGCTGTGCGGCGTGCCGGCCGTTCGACGTGATGAAGTTCGCCAGCACGCGCGGCAGATCGGTGCTGTAGCCCTCGATGGCGCGCCGGGTCAGCCTGCGCTTGAGCGCGGAGCGCTCCGCCAGCGCATGCTGGTAGAACCTCTTGGTCGCCTCGTCGTGGCCGACGACGTCACCGAAAAGGGAGATCGTCTCCGGCGAGATCCCGCTGAACAGCTCATGGCCCTTCTGGTCCTTCTTGCCGCGCGTCACGCGCACGTCGCCGCGATCGGCGTAGCGCGCGCGGAGCTGGTCGGCAGCGTGGATCGCCTCCGCCTCGGTCTCGAAGACGCCGAAGTACAGCGTCAGCGGCTCGTCATTCTCGTCCCGGAGGACTTCGCCGTTCGGCCCAACCTCGTTGGCATAGACCGTGTACTTGCCGAAGCGCATCATCGGCGCGTAGCCGGCAGCCTTCATCATGCCAGCCTTGTCGAAGATCTCGCTGACCTTATCGTAGGTCTCGTGATACGGGCCCAGGGCGGACTGCAGCGCCGCAGCCTTCTCCTCGGCCGACTTCCCGCGCGACGCCGCAGTGGTGGCGCGCTCGAGCATCTTGATCTGCTGCCCCAGGGCGCCCAGCAGCACGCCGCGAGCACCGGCCGGATTCTCGATGATCTCCCTCCGCAGCCCGCGCGGCACGAAGCCCTGCGACATGGCATAGGCCTCTGACGCCGCGACCTCGTCCAATGACGCATCGATGGCCGCCCGCGCTTGCCGGTAGAGGGTGATGCCGCGCTCGCTCAGGCCGAAGTCGGCACGGAGCTGGTCGTCGGACCACACCTTACCCTCGGCGACAGTGCGCCCCGCCGCCGTGCCGGCGAAAATCGCCCGCGTCGCGCCCTCCAGCTCCTTGTCTCGCCGGCGGCCCAGGATGGTCTGGCGCAGCGCGGTACCGAAGGCGTCCACCTTGGGCATGAGAGCGGGCGCCAGCTCGGCCGGGCGCACAGAGGCCATGGAGACCTCATTCTGGAGCGCCATGGCATAGCCGAACACCTCGCCGAAGTGCGGATCCTTCAGCGCCTTGTTGTACTGGGTGCCGACGGTTCGGTCCCACTTCCCGAAGGTATCGACGGATCCCTCCTGCTTGCCCTCGAAAAGGCGGAAGAGGTTCATCTGAGCGCCGTCGCGCACGCGCGAGAAAGCCGCCGCCGGCGCGCCATCCTGCACGCGGCTGACGTGTGTCTCGCCCTTCTTGGTCACACCGAAGACCGAGTCGCGCGCCTGGCGCAGCAGACGGAACGTCTCGGCCTGGCTGAGGCCCTCCAGCCAGTCGGCGACCGCATCCAGGCCGATGCGTCGCAAGCCGGCCTGGATCTCCGCCAGCAGCCGACGCACAGGACCGGCGATCGGCACCGTACCGGCCAGGTCGGCAAGAGCTTCCTCGACCGCCAGAAGCCCGGCATTGCGCATGGCCTCCGCGTTGGGCTGCCCGGCATCCCGATTCATCATGATCGTATCGAGGCCGAACTGCTCATACCATTTGTCAGCAGCCTTGGCGACCTTCGGATTCGCCCGGCGGATCCGCTCCATCATCTCCGCGTAGACGTCGCCTTGCAGGATGGAGCGCAGCCCCTTGTGCCCGTAGACCTCGTGAAAGACCACCTCTTGCGCGCGCCCGGCGCTCGCCAGGTTGTCGGCGATCAGGTAGACCTTGTCGGACTTCGGCAGGAAGAATCCTTCGACGCGGCCATCCTCGTTGTTCGAGCGCAGGTAGTCGGCCAGGCTGGTCGGCAGATCGTCGATCGACTGGACGATGTCCACGCCTCCCTTTGGCCCGTTCTTCCACTTGCTGACGATCGGGGCGAACTGCGCGCGCAGCTCATCTGCCGTTACCTTCCCGTCGCCCGCGCGCGAGAAGAGCGCCGGCTGCTCGGCACCCTGCTCCTTCTGGAACTGCTCAGCCATTGCGATGAACTTGCGTGGCTGCCACTTGACCAGTTGGTCAAGCGTCTTCAGTACCTCCTTCTCGCCCAGCTTCTTTCCGTACTTCACCGCCATAGCGTCGCCATGCTCAGCGAACAGGGCCTTCGCGGCTGCCTTGTCCTCTTTGCGCTGCGCCGCATCGCGCTTGCCCTGCGCCTTGGCCTCAGCTGCCTGTGCAGCCTTGTAGCGATCCAACTCCGCGTTGATGTTCTTCGTGCGGCCCGGGATGTTCAGCTCGCCATGATCGAGTGGCTTAGCGGCGGCCTGGGCGCGCTCCTCGCGCAGTTGCTTCTCGGTTTTCGGCTTCGGGCGCGACAATGCAGGCTTGGCTTCGTCGGCCGGGGCGGCGGACATAGGAAGCAGTCCGCCATACTTCGCCATCTCGGCGCTGGTGCGGGTCTTCCCGTTCTGGAACCATTCGCCGCGCCCGGTCCACTTGTCGGCCCCGGTCTTCTCCCAGAACAGGCCCTTGCCCTCGGCGTGCTCGGACGGGCGCAGGCGCGTGCCTACCGGCTGCTCACGCAGCGCTGCGGCCTCCTCATGTCGGCGGCGTTCGCCGTCCTCCTCGATGGCGCGCCTATCGTGGAGCAGTGCCTCGCCGCGCACGGCTTGCAGATCCGCGCGCGCCTTGTCAGCCACTTCGATCGCCCGCTGCGCGGCGGCGCCATCGCCGGCGTCCAGCGCTGCCTTGCGCCCACGCACCGCAGCATTGAAGCGATTGGTGGCGGCATCAAGCCTACCTTGTAGGGGGTGAGGCTGTCCGGCGACGGCCGACGCTCGCTCCGCGCGGATCTCGGTTTCCGTCTTCGTATTTGCCTTCTGCGCCGGCGCCGCTTTCCCGGCAGCATTCCGCGCAGCCCTCGCCTGCTTCTCCGTCTTGGGCTTCCCCACCTTCGGATTCAGGGGCTGGGTGGTGTCGCCGTCCTTGAGCCACGCCTTGAAGTCGGCCATCGACATGGGCGTGATGGCGCCGGCGCCCTTCCACCCCTGCTCGTAGTTGGCGAGGTAGCCAGCGCGCGCGGAGGCCTGGGATGAGAACCCCAAGAGGATCTTGTGCTCGTCGAACCTGCCGGAGCGCGGATCGACCTGGTCGACCACGAAAACCTTGGTGCTCTCCGGCTTCGGCCCGATGAAGACGTCGACGTGATCACCGTCGGCACCCTCGGTCCGTTTGATGTAGCCATAGTGGTTGGCCATCTCCACCGACCAGGCCTTGCCGTCGGCATCCGTACCGCTGCGCGTCGAGCCGCGCGGGTTCTCGATCGAAATATCGAGGCCGTGCAGCATCGCATGGCCAAGCCGATAATTCCCTGCCTGTTTCTGGGCATCGGTCGGTTCCGGCAGGCCGTTCTGCGGCGAGGTGGCAGCCTCGTGGGCGGCAGCCTCCAGCTTCGCTGCTGCATGCGGCTCCTCGCGCCGCTGGATCTCCGCGTCAAAGCGGTCCCGCTCGGCGGTGGACATCTTGTTCCAGCCGCCGTTCGCGCGGGCCTGCTCCCGCACATAGGCCGCGCGCTCGCGCAGCTGGTCGTCCGTCATGTCGGCCGGCGCGACTGGAGGCGACGCCTCGGCGGAGGCGGTCGCCCGCGGGGCGCCGTCCATCTCTACGATCTGGTTGCCAGCGTGCATCCCGCCGTAGGCGTCGAAGCCAGGGACATCATCCCGGATCTGCCAGACCTCAAGCGGGTAGCGGCCGACTGCCGGCTCCGTGTAGAACCTGCGCCCTTCGCGCACCGACGGCGCGAGACCCCAGCGCCCTTCCGCCTCGTTCCAGGTAACGAGCGTGGCGCGGTCGCCTTTGATGATGACGCGCGCAGGCGCCCCGCCCTGCAGCCCAGCAGCTGACAGATCGGCTACCGGCGCATCGAAGTAGATGGTGCGCGCGGAGCGCTCCTTCTTCCCCGAATCGCCTTCGTGACCTGGCTCAGAACGCGCGGCCTTATCGCGCGTGGTCGTGCCATCCAGGTGGACCTGATAGACCGAGCCCTTGGCCGTCCTGAAGATCAGTGCCTGCTGTCCGTCGGTGGCTCCGTCTGCACCAGGTACAGCATCAGCAGGAGGGGCTCCATCCTCGGCGGCACCGGCTCCTCGTCCATCGCTGCCTTGTACAGGTCCGGCACGTCCATCGGCCGGATCAGTCCCCAGTTCTGCATTCGGCGCAGTGCCTCGTCGATCGAGACTTGCGGCTGGCACAGCAGTTGCGCTGTCATGGGCGGGCTCCTCGTCAAATCCATAGAACCGCGCGAGCGTGGCCACGTCACCGCGGCTCTGCTCGAGCACTGCGAGTTCTCGCACCTCGTCGGGAGTCAGGGCCTGGCCGTCGATCTCACCGTCGACAGGCTTTCCATCTTCCCCAATATGCATAACGGCTTCGCCGTCGCGCTTTGTAGCCAGGCGCTCATACCGTGCCTGGGCGAAGTCCAGAACGGCGCGCTGGTCGTATGCGGGCGGCTGGGCATGCGATGCAGCGACTGGCTCGACAGGCACTTGGGGCTGCGCTGCGGGTGTGGCTTGGGGCGGCGGCGCCACAGAAACCACCGGCCGTTCCGACGGAAGCAATTCAGCAGGATCTATGCCAGCATCCGCCGCCATCTCGCGCACGACCTGCTCCGCGGCCAGGGTGCTGGCGTGCTTCTGGCGTGGCCGGCCGAAAGCGGCGGCCTTGTCCAGTGCTTGCTGGCGGGTGTCATCCGCTGCAGCTGCGCGCTCCTCAGCAAGCGCCTGCTGCTGGATCGCCTCAGCCGGATCATCCTGTGGCGTGCGAAGGTGCGCGACAGCAGCGGGCACCGCCGTCGTCCCGCCCATCATCAGGCCGCCCTGCATGACCGTCTGCGCCAGCGTGTCGCCGGCCTGCTGCAGGTACTCGGCCAGGCCCGCTTCCAGGTTCATGCCGATACCGGGAATCTTGTCGGTCAGGAACTGGCCGAGGGTGGTCAGCTCCTCGCCCGGGATCTCGCGCAGCATGCCCTTCGCCAGGACCGTGGCGATGTCGCGCGCGTCCGCGCCCTTGGCCGCCAGCTTCATAGCCTGGAGCGTCTGGCCGAGCCCGAACTTCTCGCCGATCACCTCGAAGGCGCCGAAGATGCCGGCGCGCGTCGCCGCCTGGGCGCCGTCCAGCCCCTGAGCGCGGCCCTGGCCGTACTCCTGTCCGAACGTCTGCGTGAACATGGCCGCGAGCGGTACAGCCTCCGTGCCGGTGGCCACGCCGGCCAGCAGCGCCGGCAGCTGCTGCGCGATCGAGGACACGGCGCCCTCGAAATTGCGCTGCAGACCGTCTCCACGCTCGCCGATGGCGGCCGTACGCTGCTGGGATGCCTTGACGCCGCCGGCGGCGATGTCGGCGTACTCCCGGCTGCCAGTTGCATCGAACAGAGCCTGGGCGAGCCCAAGGGAACCCGCCTTGTACCCTTCGTAGCCCTTCACCGCGGCACGGATGACGGGATTCGAGAAGACCGGATCCTTGTTGAAGCGCTGCTGGGCGTCGAAGTCGAAGTCGCTCCTCCCGGCCGTGCCCAGTTCGGTGCCGGGCACCTGCCCCGCTGAAGCGCCGTAGCGCGCGAAGGTCTGCGCCGTCTGGTGGTCGGCGCCCTCGCTGGCCAACCGCACTGCGCGCGCCTCCGCTCGGGTGTCGAACTTGGCGGCCGTCTGCCCTTGCGGCGCCCCCTCGAACTGGCCCGCCCGCTCGCGCACCAGTTGCCCGACGACGCCATCGCCCTGCGCCATCTGCTGGCGCTGCGCCGGCGTCGCCGCGTCATAGGCACGGCTCACCTGGTCGCGGAACTCCTGCGTCACCGGCGCCATGGAGGCATTCGGCGCGGCCGGCGCTGGCTGGCCGCTCATGACACCCATCTTGCCCGGCGCCTTGGCCTGGGCCGCGTCAGCCGCCGCCAGGGAGGCGGGATCGACGGCGGCGCCATCCGGCATCGCCTCTCCCTTCCCCGCTGCTTCCAGGATCGACTTCCCGACCGATGCGATCCGGCTCATCAGCCCGGGCTGCTCAGCCTTGGCGCCACCGCCCTCGATCTGTGCGGCGCGAGCCAGGAAGGCTTCCTTCTGGCTTCCGCGCTCTGCTGGCGCCAGATGCGGCGCCACGTAGCGGTCGAAGTAGGCATCGCGCGCCTGCGCCTTCTGGCCGGCATCCAGCTCCGCCCAGGCCGGCTTTGCGATGAAGTCGCGGTACTTGGGTGCCTTGCTCAGGTCGGGCGCTGGCTCGGCCTTGGCGTCGGGCACCACGGCATTGCCCACTCGCGCGAGCACATCGCGCACGTAGGAGGACACCGATTTGCCGTTCCCGTCCCGGCGATCTTCCTTGTACGGCTGGTCGCCGGCGGCGGAGACGTTCCCCTCGCCCGAGAAGTAGCCGGCCGCCAGGCGCCCAGGATCATTGCCGAACCGGTCGGCCATCGTCTTGAGATAGCGGACGCCGACGCGGAAGTTATCCTCCGGATTGTCCACCCGCTCGCTGCCGCGCTTGAAGCGGCCGAACGTGGCGCCCATGACCTGCATGGGGCCGATGGCACCATCGGTGCTGGTACGTGCGTTGGTGCCGCTGCCGGACTCCTGGCCGTAGATTCCCATCACGGTCGGCCGGATCGCATCCGCGCCCTCTTCCGCAATGATCCGGCTCACGGTGTCAGCATCGAGCGGGGTAGTCTTCCCGCCGCGGCCGCCGGGCCGGCTTGGCGCTCCAGGTTGCGGGGTCGAGAAAGAGAGACTGCCGAATTCCTGAAGCGCCATGTGGGTTACTCGCTATTCAAATAGGCTTTGCACCTTCGGATCGAGTCTATTGGCGGCACTGGAATTCGAGGATGCCCCGGCGCGCGCGCCGTCGCTGCCGCCGTTCAAGCGGTCGTACATCGCGCCAAACGAATCCTCAAGCTGGCGAATCTCTTCGTCCTTCATCTTCGGCATGATGGAGTTCTTCATCATGTCGGCGATGAATCCGGCCTTGCCCTTGGCGCGCGAGGTGCGCAGCTTCTCGAAGGCCTCGTTCGCATCCTTCGCGACGCCCTTCTGGACCATCCATTCCATGGTCGCCACCTCGGCCGGCTGCTTGGACAGCTTCTCGGCCTGAGTTTCCGGGGCCTTGTACAGCTCGGTAGCCGTTCCGGTCCGCGAGTTGACGCCGACCAGGCTGTGCCCGGGCTTGACGTCCTTGATGTCGACCTTCTGGCCACGCGCCAGGTAGCGTCCCATCGTCGCCTGATCCATGCCGAAGATCCGCTTGTCCCCACTGAAGAAGGCGATCTCCTCGCGGCCATCCGGCGTCTTGCCCATTCGTACGTCGGTCGCCTTAGGGCCCGGCATATCACCCAGCGCCCCAGTGTCGACGATCGCGTTGTAGAACTGGACCGCCTGCTGCGGCGACTGCGACGTGTGGAGGACGTCTGCCAGCTTGGTCAGCGCGGCATCATTGGCATCCTGCTGGCTGATGGCGTTCGTGATTCGGTCCTGGCGCAGCTTGTTGCCGAAGTCCAGGTAATCCTGGCCGACCTTCTGGCTTTGCATGCTGGTCTGCTTGCGCGCGATGTCCTGCGTGGCCGGCTGCAGTTCGGTCTGGATGTCCGCCTGCCCCTGCTGAAGGCCGATCTGGCTGCCGGCCAGCCGAGCACGCGCCGGCACGAGCCCCAGTTCAGCCGTGTTCTGCGCGGTGCGCAGCTGGTTCGCCGACTGCGCTGCCGAAGCCGCATCCTGTAGACCTACCTGTTCGGCGTCCATCTTCGCGCGGTTGAAGTCGCGCTGCCGATTCTCATAGTCGATCTGATTGCCGAGCTGGTAGCCGACTGCGGCCAATCCGAGTGCTGACATGGTGATTCCTTAGAGACCGAAGTCCTGCGCAGCGAGCATCGCTGTCTGCTGCGACCCGGGATTGGTGCCGTACTGCGCGGCAGTGGATTGGTTGGAGTTGGAGCCGAAGCCATTCCAGATAGATTGCAGCCCCGTACCGATCTGCTTGGCCGTCGCGCTGATCGCGCCAGCCTCGTTGGCTGCGACCCCGTAGTTGTACTTGGCCTGGTTCAGGCTGTTGCTCGAAACCTGAGCGAGCCCTGTGCTTGCCTGCGCCGGCAGGCCCTTACCCAGGCTCAGCATGTCGCTCTTGCGCGCCCAGGCAGTGTCCTGCACGTTCTTACGCGCCGTGTTCTGCGAAACCGCATCGGCAGCGGCCTGAGAGCGGTCCAGATCGGACAGGCCTGCTGTGTAGGCGGCTGATGTGGGATCCAGGCCAGGCGTGCGCGTGAGGCGATCACGCGCGTTCGAGTAGGCCTGTGACACGGCGCCGGAGGCCTCGCCGGCCGCCCGCTCGTACTGGGCCGGCGAGTCGTAGTTCTGCGCCGCACTGATCATGGAGTCCTCGAGCGGCGCGAAGACGGTCTTGTACCGGTCCCACTGCTCCTTGGCGATCTGCGCCTGCATGTTGTTCGCGCTAGCGGCCGCGGCATTCGCATCGCTCGCGCCGCCGTCCCCCGACATCACACCCGAAACCACCGATCCCGCGACAGCCGCGGCCACGCCCCAGGGCATCTCAATCTCCTTGAATCAAGACGCGATCCACCTTCTCGGGATCGGTCTCGTTGGTCGCGTGGATGCAGAACCAGGTTACATCCTCGATCGCGGTAATGGCGTGGTTTAGCCCGGCCTTGATCTCGATGCATGCCGGCGCGCGGTAGGTCTGCTTGCCGTGATCCGTCTCGACCACGGCGACGCCGGCCGCCAGGATGCTGAGGTGGTCGTACGCATGCTTGTGCGACACGGCCATGTGCCCCGCCGGCAGGTGCATCTGCTTGGCGTAGACCCCGGCGGAGAAGTGGTGGACCGTGCGCAGATCGGTCTGATCACGCTCCGCCAGGTCGCGCATGCGCTCGGCGATCATCTATCCCTCCGCGTGCACACGATCAGGGTGATGCGGTCGTCGTCGCCATCGTTTCGTACCTCATGCTCGATCGTGTTGTCGAACCAGTAGACGTCACCGGCCTCCATGGAGACGGTCTCGTCCTCCACCCGATTGAAGCACTGCGGGTTCGACTGCAGGACGACGTACAGCTTGGTATTGAAGTGCTCGACGTGCCAGCCACGGTCGACATGCGGCAGAATCCGGCCGCCCGGCGGGATCTTCGTAATCAGCACGCCTCCGAGCTGCACCGCTTCCACCTGGGCCATCAGGCCGAAGATGATCGGCCGGACCTGCGGGAGCGCGTCGTAGGCTGGATACCAGACCGGATAGTGCGGGTCGTTGAAGCGCGCCAGGTCGCCGTCGGGGAACTTCCGGATGTCGTTGTAGCGGATCCAGATGTCCGACATGGCCGCGTGCGGCGTCTCCGGCGCGATCTTGCGCGGGTTGAACTCGTCCCACAGTTCGGGATGCTGCTTGATCGCCAGCAGCAGCGGGACGACGTTGACGCCAGAGAGGATCTTCTGGAAGTGCTTCATGGGCTTGAGGATTCGGGTGATACCTGATCCTAGCCCCCGGCCTCTAATTCGAGTCGCCCGGCTTCGGGAACCTGGCCTTCACCGCCTGCACGCGGTCAAGCATCGCGCTGGTCTCAGTCGGCAGCGACTCGCGCGGCAGCGTGGCGAGCGCTTTCCAGATGGCGTCGAGCTGATCGCCGACGTCCGGGTATTCCAGCGCCCGGCGCGGCCCATGGTCCTCCTTGAAGACGATCGGCATATCAGGCCTTCGTGTAGGCGAACTCGCCGGTCAGGTAGCCGGGCGCCTGCACCCAGATCTTGTAGTCGCCCGGGTAGGTGAACGAAACTTCGTCCTCGGCCTGCGCCGAGTAGAAGGACTGCCGGGACAGCGCCGACTGCACCACGATCAGGCTCGGCACCGGGAGGCCCGTCAGGCGGTCGCCATCGAGAGCGGCCGGACATGCTTGCTTGGCGATGACTTGGCCGTCGGCCACCCGCTGCGTCTGCCAGTCAGGCGCGGTCTCAGCCAGGATGAAGGCCTCGCCCGGGAGCAGATTACGCTCGGCCTCGTCCTCGGGTGCGCTCACCAGGCGGGTGATTTCGCCGTTGTCGATTCGGTAGATGATGATCATCGCTTGCATCCCAGGCAGGCAATCGTTGCAGTCACGTTCCCCAGCGCGATCACGCTGATGGCGTATGTCCCGCCGCCAGAGTATTGATCGTGCCAGGCCAGTGGTATGGCCAGCTTCTCGGCCTGCACGTTGACGTCGTAACTCGTGAGCGTCACTCCATCCCTTGTCAAGGTAATGGAGGCCTGAGCTATGGGAGGGCCGTCATTGCCGAACGTGATGCCCGGAACGTTGACGGTGCCAGATACCACCACAGCAGACGCGCCCCCGGGCACATAGACGGACGCCACGTTACCCATGTTCCCGGTGCCGGTCGCCGCCCGGGGGATCGTGACGGTTTCGCCCTGCAGCTTCAGCGTGTCGATCTCCGCGTTGCCGATCTTCGCGTTCGTGATCGCTGCATCCTGGATCTGCGCGCTCCCGATCGCGGCGCCGTGGATATGTGCCTGCTTGATCGCCGCGAACTGGATCTGGGCTTCGCCGATCGAGGCGACCGAGATGGCTGCGGCATCGATGTAGACGCCAGGCGGAACGCGGTACCCATTCACCCACTGCTCAGTGGTCACCACGATGAATGGGATACGGGATGGAACGCCAGGGCCAGACGGCGAACCGATGGCAAACCGGTCGGCCCGGACGATGAACCCGGAGAACGGCACATCGTTGTTCGCCGTGCTCATCAAGCCGAAGCCAGACACGTACCCGTTGATGTCCGTCTTGACGGACCACTGCCCCATCAGGTGGCCGTCGGCATCGGCACGCACCTGCGCTTCTTGCTGCAGCGCGGCCGTGTTCGCGTCGACTCCAGCAGTCAGCGTGGTGACTTGCTGCACCAGGGATGCCACCGCGTCGCTGCGGACAGTACGCTCCTCGTCGAGCTGGGCAATCACGCCGGTGCCCGGCGCGTCCACCTTGTTGACCCGCTCCCCCAGCGCCTTGAAGAGCGGCGACTCCATGACCTGCGCCTGCAAGTCGTTGATCACCCGGGCGATGTCCGATGGCTTGATGACCGGATAGGTGCCGCCCTGGGTCTGTGCCGCCCCAGCCACGCCGATGATCGTGCCGCCGCCACGGAGGTTGGCGACCTCGGCCCGGGTCACGAAGGCATTGTCGGAATCGCCGGTCTGACCGTTCCGGACATTCAGCATGTCCGAGATGGCCTTGAGGACGGCGTAGATGTTCCGGTCGGAGATATTCTCCAACGCCGATTGAGGGATCGAAGGGACGCGCGCCATCAGACGTCCTTCAGCGACATGGCGGTCTCACCGATGCGCAGATCCTTGAACGTGCCGCTACCGGACAGCCGGACCCGGTAGCGCTGGCCCTTGTAGCCCCCAGGTAGCCGGAATCCGGCCGCGCCGGTCAGAGCCTTGGTGTGCCGCAGTACCCAGGCATCCGCCTCCTCGTTGTAGGAGTGGAACTCGATCGACCAGCTTCCACTGCAGATCGCCTTGGCGAAACCGAAGTTCAGCGGGCTCGGCAAGACCATCTCCCGCGACTCCCAGACGGTCGGCAGCGGGTCGCCTGCATTGAACCGGTACAGGCCCTGGCCGAGGCCATAGTAGACCCCATCGGCGAACTCCGAACTGAACGTGCACGCCGCCTGGAAGGCCGGCATGTCCGTCATGGTGCCGCTCGCCTCGTCCAGGCGGATCATGAAGGCCGGGAAGGAGTTGTCGCCGGCGTAGACCACCAGCCGACCGTCCCAGACGGAGAACCGCATTGCGCCGAGATGCGCGCCGTACCGGGCGCGCCACACATCCCTGGTGAAGAACCGCTCAGACAGCGTCAGCGAGGCCTGGCCGCCCTGCACCACGACGATGCCGTCCGGGCTCGCGTAGGCCAGGAAGCCGTCGACCAGCACGATGGATCGCTTGGAGACCCCAGCCTGGGCAACATTGAGGCTCGTCTCGCTCATGCCTGCCGGCGTCTGGCCGGAGATCAGGATCGGCTCTGTGGTCGTGGTGATCAAGACACCGGAGCCATATGGGACGCCACCGACGATGTTGTGCTGGTAGGTCTTGACGTACTGCGGCGGCCAGGCCCACGGCTTGTAGGCCTCCGAAAAGTGGAGTTCGTTGCCCTTCCAGGCGCAGAGGATCCCGTTCTTCAGGCTCATCAGCCCGACGAGACCAGGGTCCGGCGGGTAGTACTCGTCGGATGCCAGCATCTCATTCAGCGCGGCCACCTTCACGTCGTCGTGAAAGACGTAGTTGCCTGCAGGCTGGCTCAGCACAAGGATCGAGCCGGCATAGAAGTAGCCGACGACGTTGCTGCCGTACATCGTCCGGTAGACCCGGATCTCCTTGATCGGGGCATAGTTCGCCGTCCACGCATCGAGGGCGGCGGTCACGTCGACGGCTTGGCCGCTCTGGAGGTTGAAGGTGCCGGCCGGCGACGGAGGCCCCTCCTCCCCGTAGGTATTGACGTAGGTATAAACGACCGCGCGCGTCTCGGTCTGGGCCGCCGTGCTCTTCGACGCCAGCACCAGGGTGTAGCTCTCGGAGTTGTCGTTCCGGGTGAGCACCGCATCCCAGTCGTTCACCGCGGTGAAAGCCGAGTTGCTGGTGTAGATGTCGAAGGCAGTCCCGCCCGTGCTGGCGCTCGTGCCGATCAGTCGGATCACCGGGAAGGCCTGCTCGGGCGTCAGGTTGCCGACGGAGCCGCCGGTGTTGTCGTCCAGGTAAGAATAGCGCGTCAGCGAGTACAGCGTCTCAAGGACGTGCTCACGGCCGGCATCGTCCTTCACCTTGACGACGCCCTGCAGCAGCGAGTTGTCTGATACCTTCCGGAGGGTATCGGGCGAGCTGGCGATGACACGGGTGCCGGGCGGGAACGTGAACCACCGCTCTTCCAGCGGGGTGTCGAGGCCGCTGTTGGCCATGATGCAGTACCAGGTCGCAATGAAGGACTCATCGCCCGGCCCGTAGGCCGCCCCGGTATTCTTCGCCGGCGGCGTGAAGGTCCACTTCTGCTTGTCCGTGACCACCGTCAAGCCGATGTCCTGCTCCTGGTACTTGACCCCGCTGTACTCATAGTGGAAGCGAGCCGCGATGTTGATGTCCTGCAGGCTGGTGGGCGTCCCGGAGACGGAGAACGTCGGCGCTGTCGTGGGCTTTGGCACGCCGACCCGGTAGCTCGACCCCGGCGGGCCGCCCTCTGGCCGCGTACCGAGGCTGTTCGTCACCAGGAAATCGGTTGGAGTGGTGTAGTAGACGCGCCGGTATTGGTCCTTGGCTAGCGGCGCGCGCACAGCGTCGACGTCGACGTCCCAGGTGTAGAAGCTGACGCCGTCCTCCGTGTAGAGGCTCTTGACCGCGTTGGACACGTCCGTCAGCTTGGCGCCGCCGCGGGTGCCGCGCAGCTCGCCGTAGCCGAAATCGCAGTTCTCGGCGACCGTCGCAGCCGTCTGCGGCAACAGCGCCGGCGGCACGCGCGGGAAGATGCCAGAGAACTGGGTGATCGAGAGCGTCGCCATCGGGTCAGTGCTGAGAAACGGTACGCAGCGGCGCACGCGACAGGCTGCGCAGCGCCTCGACCTTCGCGCCGGCCATCGCGGCCTCGAACTGGCCACGGTAGAGCGAGTACAGCTCCGGGCTGGTCCAGGGCTTCTTCGGCATCTTCATCAGGCGCGCCTTCGCGCCGCCGGCCAGCGCGTCAAAGTACCGGCTCCAGATCCAGGTCGGGAACATGGTCGACGTGCGGGTCGGCTGAAGCGCCAACGTGACCACCAGGCCGCCGGGGATCTTCCGATCCGGCACAGGCGCCAGGATGATCTGGCTCGGGTCATCGGTCAGGTAGTTCCGCGGCGTGTCGCGCTCCGTCTGCCAGCGCGGGCGCTTGGCAGAGAGGTCCGCCTCGCTGATGGGGTCGATCGTCTTGCCGTCGACCTTCACCAGCAGCACCTGGGCAACCTCCGCACCGATCGGCGGATCCAAATCGTAGGTATTGAGGCCGGCGAGGATCGGGGCCGGGTCCATGAAGTAGCGCCAGCACCAGGAGCCCTGGCAGAATTCAATGATCGCGTTCCGGATGGCGTTGACCGCCAGATCCTGGCCGGCGCCTGGCACCTCAGGCAAGACCTCGTCGAACAGGTCAGTGTACTTGGTATCGCTCATGTGCTGGACACCAGGGTCTGGAACAGCTTGTAGGACTTGACCTCGCGGTTCTCGTTGACGTTCTCGTCGTCACGCGTCTCCGCACGGAATGCGATGTAGTGCTGGATGGCCACGGCGTGCGCCGCCGAGAGCGGGAAGGTATCCGTGGCCGCGAGGACCGCAATGGGCTGGCCGAACTTGCCGACGCGCAGATCCGGCCGCAGTTCGTAAATCTCGGCCACGCCGTCGTTGACGTAGTCGAGCAGGTCGCTATCCGGGTAGCGGACCTTGTCGGCATCGTTCAGGGGCTTCCGACCCCGGTCCATGACCTGCTGCACCGTCGGCATAGCTTACGGGGTGACGCCGGCTTGCAGAGGATCCGGGCCTTTCTCGGCCAGCTCGATTGCGTCGATTATCTGCTTCTTGTTGAGGGTAGGCTGCAGCGAGAGCTTGATGCTCGCCGCATAGGCTGCCAGCTCCGCCTTGCTCATCTTCTCGAGTGGCTTCGCCAAGCTGTCCTGCGTCACTTCCGTCTGCTCTCCGGTACCCGGGTCCGTCACGGCGACCATCACCGGCCCGTCAACCAGCGCCGCATCGTCGGGATTCGCCAGCGCCCACTGATCGGGATGCTTGAGCAGCATCCTTGCCTGGTTGACGCAGACCTCCTGCACGTCGCCCGGACCTTCCCAGGCCTTCCCGGAGCCGGCGACGTTGTCGCGCGTCCAGGGCTTCTTGCCCACATATTCGATGGGGATCATCGTCTTCCTTGTGCTCCATGAAGGACGGGGCGAGCCAGCCCACCCCGTCTACTCTCGCCGCCAGCGAGCTGGGGCCTTAGATGCCCCGCGGCTCGTACAGCAGGACCGAGTCGATCTGCCCGCTGGCCGCTCCACCGCCGATCGTGGCGACGATGTAGGCGTCCTTCGGAATCACCACCGGCGCAGCGACCGAGGTGTTCGCGCCGGCAGCGTTGGTCGCCTGGGCATTGAAGAAGGCGACGGGATCGCCACCGGAGCCGTCGGCATACTCGTAGCCGAGCGAGACGGTCGTGCTCGCGCCGAGCGCGCCATTGACCAGGCGCGCGTGGTGCACCTTGGCACCGGCATAGATCTTGTTGAGGCGAACCTTGTCGCCCACCTGGGCGGCGGCCAGCAGATGCCGGCCGTGCGCCGGGGCAAGGGGATCCTCGCCCGAGAACAGCACGTCCTGCAGGGTCGAAGCAATGATGGTCGTCATCGTGAATCTCCTAAAGTCTTGACCGGGGCAAGTTCATCCCCTGCCCCGCCCACATTACGAAGCGAGCAGCGTGCGGCCAGCAGGGGAGTTGGGATCCGGCGCGTACGAGTCGATGACAGCCACGCCGTGGTCGGTGTCGGCGCCGTCGATCTTGAAGCGGACCTTTGCCGTGCCGGCCATGCCGCCCACGACGATCTCGACCGAGTTCTTGTGGTCGACCAGTTCCTCATCCCAGTTGTAGAAGTAGTCCGACGCCGACTTGCCATAGGCCTTGGCCAATGCCTGGGCACCGACCAGGATCGCGCGGTCGACCGGCTGCGCGGTCTGCACCGTCGATTCGGTGTACGTCAGGCCATCACTGCCGCCGGAGTCGACGATGACGTTGGAGCCGGTGTTGAAGCGGATCGCATAGCGGTTCATCCGCTTGATCAGCACGCCGTTCCACATGATCGTCTCGTAGGAGTCGAACAGCGGGTGCTTGACGCCCGGAGCCTTGCGCTCGAAGGCCATCTGCATGGCGGTACGCCAGTCCGACTGCGAAGTGCGCGACTTCAGGTAGAGCCACTGGCGCTCGGTCACGAACAGCGCCCACATCGGATCGTTCCAGGCACGGTCGTCGCCCTTGATCTTGATCGGCTGCAGCACGGCCGGCGACTCCCGCTGCATCGACACGATGCGGTCGACGTCCTGCAGCGTCAGCGCATCGTTCGTGCCGATGTCCGCCGGGCTGGTGGCGTCGTTGGCCGCGTAGTAGCGGTTCTTGGTCGGTGCCTTGACCGGGTTGGTCATGATCTCGGCGAAGTCCGGATCCACCTGGAAGGGCACGACCCAGTCGACGGTAGCCTGATCGCCTCGCGCGCCAGCGAGGTGCACCAGGGCGGTCTGGTCTTCCAGCCGCTGCGCCCACGATTGCAGGCCGGCCATAGCGATTGCGCGCAGGTTGTGCTTGGTGCGCTTCTGCGTCATCTTGCCGCCGCCGTCCGCGCCGCCACGCCACTGGTTGATGGAGACCTCCATGGTCGACGACGTCAGGCCCATCATCTTGCCTTGGATGCGCTTGTCGCCCATCGTCGGCTTGCCCTGCAGCGGGTTGAAGAGGTCGATGGTGACGGTATCGCCGGCGCCTTTGGCCAGGTCACCCGCCTTGACGATCGGGTAGTCCGGGCTGGTCTGGCCCTTCGCCTTGGCGGCGAAGCTGCCTTCGGTCGGCATTTCGCCGGACAGGAGGTTCATGAAGCCCGGCGCCGATTGCACGCGGGAGAACAGGCCCACGCCATAGACCTTGGCGGCGAGGGGCGAGCCATACGGGATCGAGGTAGACATTGCAGTGGTTCCTCAGGTATCAGAGTTTGCTCAGGTAGGCGTCCATCTGCTCGGGCGACATCTTGGAGAACTTGTCCGCCAGCTGGGCCGGCGTCATGCTCTCCAGGGCTGCTTGCTCGCTTTGAGCGGGGGGATCGCCTGCCGGGAAATCGCTCATGGAGGTGGGAACAGCCTTGCTGGCTGCTGCCTTGGCCACTGCTTCGGCCTCCGCCTTGAGCTGCTCCGGCGTCTTCTGTGCAGCGGGAGGATTCGCGCTAGGGATCTCGATCGCGCCGTGCGTCGTCTCGACGAGCTTGACAGCCTCGGCAAAGCGTTCAGCCAGGGGCTTGCCCTGCCATCGCGGATCAGCGCGCAGCACGGCGTCATAACGCTGTGCCGCGGTGAAACGGTCTGGATCGGTAGCCTGGATGTGCGCCAGCTTTGGCGTCGCGTCGATCGCTTCCTGGACCATTTCGGCCTGGGTGCGCTGCCGCTCGGCTTGCTGCTGATGCCGCTCCTGCTCTACCTGCTGTTGCTGCGCCTGCAAGGCCTTGATGGTCGCCTGTTGGGCCACCAGTGCCTTGTGCATGGTGGGGAAATCCTCGCGGATCGCCTCCAACTCCTCGTCCGACAGTACGGTTTCGGCTGCTGCCTCGGCGGTGCGGGCGCTCTCACCAGGTTTCGCCCCTTGATTCCCTGCGGCAATCTGCGCTTTGAGCGCGGCGATCTGGTCGGCTTGGTCCTTGGCCAACTGCTCGGCCCGGCCCGCCCGGTCGCGCTCGCTCTTGAGCACCGAAAACGGGATGACGTTCTTGCCATCGCGGGCAAGCACACCCTCCGCGTTGCTTTCGTTATCCTGTGTCGCTTCGACCTTTCCCCCGGGCGTGACATCCTGCTTGGCGCTGGCCGCCTGGGCCGCTGCCGCGTCCGCCGCGGCCTTCTCGGCCGCTGCAGCTGCATCAGCTGCGTCCTTGACTGCCTGCGCCTCCCGCGCTGCCCTGTCGGCGTCGCTCTCACCGCCCTGGGGCAGTTCGACCGCTTGACCGCTTTCGGCGGCTTGGAAAGCCTTGAATGCCTGCTCCGGATCGTTCAGATCGAATTCCATTCCACTCCACTCCACGTATCGCGTTGGCTGCGAGGTTTGATCCCTTGCCGGTCTGCCTATCCGGGCAGCACGGGAACCGGCTGTGGGTTGGAGGGAATGCTATGGGGCGTGGAGCAATTCGAGTCGATTTGGACTGGCACACTACGGAATTGGTAGCGCTTACTCGGAACAAGCATAAAAAACCCGCACCGCGGCCAGATTCATGAGAAATACGCCAGCCCATTAATCTATCGCATCTATTAATACCTCATAACCGCAAGTGCATAACAATTTTCTTACACTACGATTAATTTCATGATTAAATCCGACTACACGGCCACATCGCATCTTCTGATCGAATCGCACACCAAAACAAAGAAGCCCGCTCGCGCGGGCTGTGTTGCGTACTCTCGCCTGATTCTGCCCAGGAAATTAGCTCTTCCAACTGCAGCCTAGATCTAGCGAAACAACGAAGTCATTCATTCCTCGTGGCGAGCGCCTTATTCGCCTCACAGTAGGCATTTGTACCGATTTTTAGCACAGCCGTTAGACATAACGTCACTGCACCCACCACCACGCCGAGTGGTAATGAGAAATTTCCGGCCACTGCCGTAGCAACGATTGTGATCAAATTCCTCACAGTAGCCGCTCCCTCTTTTCGTTCATCTCGATACCTTTGCGAATTGGTGCAAAAGAGATCGTAGATCTCCTTCTTTATATACACCGAAACCGGCACAGCCTTTCCCGCCGAAGGCCCGAGGTCGGCGTTCGTGAGTGCAATCCCTCCTTTAGGTCGACTCTCGCCCAATAGTTCTCTTGCGTTCGATTCATATTCCTCCTCAGAGATGTCCTTCTCTTTTACTAGAGAAATGACTCGAACTCTCTGATGGGATGGCACAAGGGCCTCCACCGCATCTAAGAGCTGCCTCTCATCATAGACCACATCAAGCATTTAGCCCCTCCGCCCGCATTAACTCTAGCCCATACGAGATAGACGTAGCGTATGAAATTCCGCTGTCGCTTCCAAGGACGCGTCCACCCTTCGTAATTACGAATCCGTCAGTCTTCCTGCCTGGCGCGAATCGACCAGCTACAATACCAAAAACGCGACCAGTCTGTACGTCTATAACCGGCCCACCGCTGCACCCCTCATGAATCATAGCATCCAGTTGAAACTGCTTCACTCCAGTTTCCGAGAGAACTTTAGAGCTTACGGTGGTCAAAGCTATGTGCCTTACCACAAGACCAAGATCCGAAAATGGGTAGCCGAGATACGCTGCTGTCGCCCCAACGACAGTCGATCCTTCATCCACCGATGGAATTACGAAACCCTCTTGCACATTACTTTGGTTAGATATCCTCAACAGCGCTACGTCGTTTATTGGGTCATACTGAGCAACCCCAACTCGAAGCGGAACGACCCGATCGAGCGACATTGGGGTAAAGTCATCAACTGATGATGGCTCAATAATAGCCAGCTCGTCTGTAAGGCCTAAAGCATGAGCGCAGGTCAGCAGATAGCCACGACCGTGACATAAGAATGCAGTGGCTATAGGAATAGCCATGTCCTTGGCACTATCGATGCGACATAGCAGCGCCGTTTTCTCACTATAAACTCTCGCGACATTCCGCAGCATTGCAGTCCTCCATCACGGCCCAGAGACTGCTAGTCTATCTACAAGTCACATTCACTTACCCCCCACTTCGAGGGGTGAACCACGGGTCAGCAATCCTGTGCATCGATGAACTTCGGCATGGCCTTCAAGTGCAAATATGCCTGTTCGATAGGGTTCGCCTCACTAAGCTCATAGGGCACGCCCATGAACACTTCCTCGGTGAAGAATGGTGAGCCGTCATCAGCCACATAGGCGCGCAGATGGAAGTACATCTGCTCCTTGGGGTTGATCATCACGCATTCCACGCGCAGGTAGGCGTTCGAGACCATCACGCCACCAACGCCCTCAGTTTCCATTCTCAGTGCCACTTCGTTCTCCTATACGATTGCGCCGGCCATGTCGACCCACGCTGCGCCAGTCCATCTGATCGGCTTCCCGGCACCAACGAGCGTCGTATCTAGGTACTCCACACCAACGTCCGCCGCCCCGAGATTCGGACGGGATGACGTTGGCCCACGCACAACGATCCACGCAGTTGCCTGCCAAGTCCCAGGGCTACCGCCCGCGATGCACACCCACCGTGTGACTGGATTGGCGGCGGTAGGATTGACACGCTCTACGACGTCACCAACGTTGTAGAAGCCACTCGTCGGAATGGATGCTCGACGCATGACGCGCCGAGTGTTCGCCCCAGCGTTGTCCGACTGAAGGATGTCCCGCGAGCTGATCTCGCCAGTGCTGGCGTTCAGTTTGATCGTGACGACGCCAGATCCGTCTCCCTTGTAGTAGGAGACCGAGCACTCGCCGCTGGTGACCATGTTGCGGAAGTACTGGATCAACCCTGCAGCCGCCGAGTTGTATATATCGAAGTCGATCATGCAGATCGACGAGGTAGTGAAGTACGAGGACCTCCCACGCATCGGGCCGAACTTCAGCTCGCCAGTGACGCCACCAGTAGTCGAATCGTTCCGCGTCTCAAGCACCGCGCCATGCACGCTGGCATCCTGCACTTGCACCGTAACGTTCGTTGCGAACGAAGTTCCAATACGCACGGTGTGCGTGCCGTTGACCGTGATATCGAATCCGATGGGCGCCGTCTCCATATGGACGCCGAAGAACATATTGTTCGGTGCGTCGACCCGGATGTGGCGATCGGTATTGTTCTCGAAGTCTGTTCCCGCGATGTAGTTCCCGGAGGACAGGCTCAGGAACTCCATACCGCGGGTGCTGCTACCGCACTTCCCACCAAACACTTGATTGGCATTCGCCCCGCGCGTAAAGCGAATGCCGACCCCACCTACACCGCTTGCGAAGGCGCGCGGCTGATTGATCTTGTTGAAATAGCACTGCAGCGAGACATTGCTGTCGAGCAATAGCCCTGCTGCCGCATCTTTGTCAGCCCGGTATGCACATTGATCGGGCTTCGCGTACGACGTGTTATAGAGAGACAGGCCGGCGTCTCCGTACGTCTGGGCATTGAAATAGATACCAACCGGATTGAATCCATACGTGACGGCGGTCGGATTCGCCGGCTCCACTACCGAGGATGCCGGTGCAGTCAGTCGAATCTCGGAGCCACCTCCGACGACGTTGATGCCACCGGCAGCAACCCACGACTGGCCGGCGTAGAACTTCAGCGGCGCGTCGACGGCGTACACCTTGCCCCCGAGCGTGATTTTTCCCCCGACGCCCGCTACGTCGAGAACTTTCTGGCATGCCATGCGATCATTTGCCACCCCCATGCCAGTGGCACCACCCCACGCCATATCCAGTGGCCCACTGAATACCCGCTTGAAACGCACCCCGGCATTCGGCCCGCTCGCCACCACAACGATCGTGACACCATTGTCCGCGCTGGTCTTGTCGCTATCATCGCGAACAAAGTCTCCAGCGATGCCAGAAGGCGCAGCGAGGGCAAGGTATCCCGTGACCGCGACGGTCGCCGCTGCTCCAGCAAAAGTGCGGAGCGCCGCGTAGTCCGGCACGCTGATTGGAGTGATGACGGACGCCGCCTCGGATGCTGCGGCTTGCGCGAGAGAGGCAGCGGCCGCTGAGTCCGATGCGTACTTCTTGGCGGAGAATTCCGTATCATCGACTGTGCCACCAATGTAGTTGGCCCAATCTCTTGCGGACCCGCCACCCGCTTGTCCTCGAGTGAGCATTCCTACCGCCCACTCTTTGGCAGAGTACATCCCTGCAATCACGGCCGCGCCAACTCGCGTAGCCCATGATTTCGCGTCTCCACCGGAAGGCTGCCCATTGCCGCTGCCACCGACAGCCCAAGACTTTGCCGAGTTGGTCGTTCCTCCAGCATAGTCGTCCGTCCTCTCAGCGTAGCTAGATGCCGAAACGGCACTGCTAGCCGCAGTCGCTGCACTAGCATTCGCGGCATTCGCCGACGACGAACTGCTCTGGGCGTTCTGCGCAGCCGCCACCTTGCTAGTCGCAGCATCGTCCCGCGCTTGATACGCGCCTGCAGCACTCTGCGCTGCCTGCGCCGCATTCGAGAGCGCTACGCCTGCCGAGGCCGCGGCTTCATTCGCCTTCTCAGTTGCAAGTGCCACGCCAGTATCAAGATCGATGAACTGCGCAGCGATTGCCTCTGCCTTCTGGGAGGCAACGACAGCTTGGACGGCGGATGCCGCCGCATCGCTCTTGCTTTGCGCTGCACTAACCCGGCTGCCGTCGGCAGCATCCCTTGCAGCGATCGCCTGCGCCTCCGCTTCAGCCGCCGCCTCTGCAGAGTCGGCAGCGCTTGACGCTTGACTCGACGCTATGCGCTCCAGATACTTCAGGTTCGCTTCCTGCTCTGGCACAGTGACCGAGCGCAGAACGTCTTCACGGAGGATTAGCTTATCGGTTTCCATCTCGACTTCCGCATGGAGTTACAGGCTGCCGTAGCCAGTGAGCACCCAGGCCGCGCCATCATAGGTCGCATGAGCCCACTGGCCTGGCGTGAGATTCTTGAGCGCGCCCAGCGCCACGTTGTAGGCGCCAGATGCTGCAGCAGTACGCGTGAGACGCACGGTGTCGCCTGCGGCGGGATTGGTCGTGTTGAGCGTCACCGTGCGCGTCGCCGTCAGTGGCGTGTCGTAGATAAGCACCGTATTGACGACACGAGTAGACGTGTATGCGCCGTCGCCCGGCTTTGCCACGGTCGGCGCCACGGCATTGCTGTACTGCTGTGCCAAATCCCGAGCAGCCTCGGCTGCCGTCTTGGCACTCGCAGCATCGGCAGCACTACCCGCCGCAGCCATGGCCGATGCCGATGCCTCGCCTGCCTTGGTGGTGGCCGTGCCTGCCTGGGTTGACGCCGTGGCGGCAGAGGTCGCGGCGGCGGCTGCGCTCGCGGCCGCGTCGCCGGCCTTCGTTGTGGCCGTGGCGGCTGATCCAGACGCAGTGGTCGCCGAGCCGGCCGCAGCCGTTGCTGATGCGCTGGCACTACCCTGGCTGCTCGAGGCGGCGGTGGCACTTGCAGCAGCCTGGCCTGCGCAGGTCGAAGCGGCCGAAGCCGAGCCAGCCGCGGCTGTCGCGCTGGCTGCCGCTGCCCCCGCCTGGGTGGTCGTATTCTGAAGCGAGGCCGCTGCGTCATTGGCGCTCTGCTGGGCAGAAGCCGCCGAAGCGAGAGCAGCCGCTGCCGATGACGCCGAAGCAGATGCGCTATCAGCGGATCCGTCCGCTCCCGACTCGGCCTCAGCCTGCGCATCCTGAGCGGCGACCTTGGCCGCATTGGCGCTATTCACCAGGTCATCGGCAATGCCCTGCGCCTGCTCGAAGTACTCCTGGAAGTCCGTCTTGCCCGGGATCTCGGGAAGTTGCGCGATCTCATTCAGGTTCGCTGTCGGCGCATCCGGAACGATAGCGATCGTGCTGTAGCCCTTGGCGTCCGTCGGCTGGACCTTGATCTTGTAGTTCGATGACTGGGAGCCGAGGGAGTTTGGCCAGAGATCCAGCGTGCATTCGCCGAACTCGTTGGTGACGGCCTCGAAGGTCTGCGGCACGACAATCCCGTCATGAATCTCGTACCGGTCGAGTTGGGCTGTGACCGTGGCGCCGGCGACGGCCTGGGCATTCTGGTCGTATAGCCGGACGGCGACGGCGCAGGTAGGGACGGCGGCCATTATTGCTGCTCGCTGGTGGCGTACTGGGTGTACTCGGCCGGCGTCAGGCCGAGCTGGGCGGTGGTGGCCTCCAAGTTGTCGGCCTGGGCGTTCGTGAGGCGCACCTTGGACGCGCGCTCGGCCGCCTTGAGGGTGGCGTCACGCATGGCCATCTTTCGCTCCTGCTCTGCGGCGGCCTCCTGCTCCGCCGCGGCCTGCGCCTGGGCCTCGGGGTCCATGAAGCCCAGCTTCTGGCGCAGCTCGTCGACCAGTTCGGCCTTGTTCGGCAGGTCAAAGCGCTCCACCAGGTAGGGGATCAGGACCGCCTGCAGCTCCGGCGGCAGGCCCTGCGACAGCTGCGTGAGCATCTGGGCCTGCTGGAGGCGGAAGGTCGGCGTCGACGGGATGTCGTCCAGCACCACCTTGGCGCGCACGCGGGTCGTGTCGTTCTGCACCACAGGCTGGCCGGACTGCTCGTCGATGGCCGGCTGGTTCAGGACGATCACGCGCTTGCGCTTGCCGTCCCCGATCTGAACCGCGATCTGCCGGCCCTCCATGTCCTCCAGCATCATGGAGAACAGCATCTCGCCGACCATCCGGCGGGCGAAGCGATAGTTGTCGTTCGTCTCCCCGAGGGTGTTCAGGCCCTGCTCCACCAGGGAGTTGATCGCCAGGCCGGATGTGGCGGCGCTGGTCTGCCCCATCATGGCCTTGTGGATGCCGGAGGACTCGGCGATCTCCTGCTTGGCCTCCTGCATGGCCTGGAACTGCTGGGCGGCCAATTCGCCGCCGACATCCAGCTTGAACTGGCTCGCCGGCTTCCGATTCTCATTGAGGATGATGTAGGCGTCCGGTCGCGCGGCTTCATGGCGCGTCTGCTCGTGGTCCTTGACCGCATCCGAGTCGGTAATGACGCGCCGGCTGTTCAGCAACCAGAGATTCTTGCTCTTCCGCGCGTTGATCTCGTCCTGCGGGCTCAGCATCGGGCGGATCAAGCTATAGGGAGCGAGGGTCAGATCCTCCCGGAAGCCGAAGAACGGCGCATAGGGGAACATTCCGTGCTTGTACGGGCTCGGCACGTCGTAGAGGAAGTGCGGCCCGCAGTACCAGGCCAGCCGCACCCGCTCGAAGACACGCTTCTCCACCTTCACAGCGCCGGCGAGGATCGCCATGCTGTGCTTCGGGTTGTTGAAGTCCGCCTCGATGGCGCGGCCGTTCGGCAGGCGCATGACGTAGCCGGAGACCCACTTCCGGTACCAGATTTCGTAGAGGCAGACGCGCCGACGGAAGGTGTCGCGCCAGTCCTCTTCCTCTAGGCGGGTGTCGCGCTCGATTGCCATGGAGTTGACCAGGCCGGTCTGCGGCGAGAGCGCCGGATCGAACCCCACCCAGCCGGAAACGCACTGGCGCAGCAGCGCCGCATACTCCGGCATCTTGGCGATCGCGGAGTCGACATCCATCCAGCGCCGGCGGATCAGGTACTTGGCGTCGGAGAGGTCGGGCTGCTGGGATCGCCAGTCCCACGAGATCTCGCGCCGGTGGACGTACCGGGCGCGGTATGGGAACTTGAACGGATCGGACTCGCGCGAGACTTCCACCCAGCCCACGCCCGTCTTGCATTGGGCGGCATAGGCGTCCGAACAGGCACGGTCGGCGCGCGTCTCGGTCTCGGCGTGCTTCAGCTTGAGGGAGAGCGCCTCAGCCATCTCCGGCGTGGCGATGCCGTCATCCTCGGCACGCACCAGCCAATCCGTGCGGGTCTTGGCCTCCATGCCCAGGATCGTGTCGATCGTGGGCTTGATCAGGTTGGTGATCAGCGGCGGCTGGCCGCGCTCCTGCAGGATCTCCAGCGTCCTGGCGTCCAGCTGGTTGCCGTCGTAGTAGTCGGCGCACTTGTCCGCCTCGCGGCGCCAGTTGGGCTGGTGCTTGATCTCGTAGAGGAAGTTCTCGACCTGCTCGCGGCTCAGGGGCTGGTCGGCCAGCTCGGGCGGCTGCTCGTCGGAGCGCTGCACGTCGCCGTCTACACGGCCTGCACCCTCGCCGCCGTGCTGCGGCCCGTCGGTCGTAACGGCGGCGCTGGTCAGTTGAATGTCGCCCATCGGCTGGAATCTCCATGGCGCGCGCCAGGAGGTCAGCCGGCGCGCCAGTCGTATTCTCGGCGTCGGGCATCAATTCGAGTCGGCACCGGCGGCGTAGCGGCAAAGCGCAGCGTCATGGTGCCGTAGCGGCTGGCGGACATCAGGTCGTCCTTGAGTTTGACGATCTTCCCGTCCTTGCGGTGGTAGAGCCGGAATTCCTGGAACCAGTCGTTGAGGTGGCCGAAGACCTTCCACTTTCCTGTCTGCATGCGGGTGAGCATGTCCATCAGGCCGGCCTCGACGGAGGAGCGCGAGACCTTCGATCCATCCTCCGTGCCTGTTTCTTCGTACTGCGCACGCTCCCACAGCATGTTCACGCCTGCCTTGCGGTACAGCTCGGCCAGTTGCTCGCCGCTGCCCTTCTCCGTGTTGAGGCCGTCGTGCGGCCACGCCACGGGAATCCAGTCGCCGCGGGAGAGGATAAGCGGCGCCTGCTGCTCCGGCGTCGTCTCACGTACCCGCAGGCAGTCGTAGACGTAGACGATGTCGTTGTCGCGGTCCCACGCCAGCCAGATCATGGCGCTCGGGTGATCCCAGCCGAAGTCCAGGGCGCAGATGCGCGGCCAGGAGTCCGGGAGGGTGAACGACGCCACCTTGATGGCCTCCTCGTCCACCGGGAAGATGCGGCCGGAGCCCAGCACCGGATAGCCCTTGGAGCGAGCCTCGCGCAGGTATGGCGGCGTTGCCTCCAGCAACTCGCGCTTCGTCTTCTCGTCCAGGTGCGGGACGTCACTCCATCCCGCCATGACAAGGTATTTGGATTCGCTTACGGCGGGCACTTCGCGCCTTTGTCGAGGTTCTCGCGGGCGGACAGAAGTTGCAGGTTTTCAATCACATGCTCACCGCCGCTCGCCAGCGGAATCACGTGATCCACCTCGATCTTCAGTTGCAGGACGTCATCGCATTCCACGCAGGCCATTAGCTTTGCCTGCAGCAGGACAGCTTCACGGTACAGAGCTTTGATTTCTTCGCAGCTGTGCTCGCCTGAACGGTACTTGGCTTTCCTGACGCGCTGGTGATAGGCCCGGATCCGCTTGCCGTGATCTGTCGATCGCCATTGCCTCATCCCTTCGGCAAGGCGCTCTGGGTTCTCCCGCTTCCATTGCAGCGAAACCGCCTTATCGCGCTCCGGATTCTCTCTGTATCGGCTGCGTCGACGTTGGCGCGCGCATTCAATGCACCGCGATTCTGTCCGGACGCTCTGCTTGCCTTGCCTGGTTGTGTACGGGTAACTGTAGAAGTCCGTCACTGGCTTCGTTTGCTTGCAGGCAATGCACTCGCGGCAGCCGTCCTTGATCTTCGTGTACATGACCTACGTTACCTCCGGTATCCCGTTTGGCAGGAAAGAAAGAACCGTCTCGCTCATCCCTTCAAGTGGCGTAAAGGTTATGTATATCAACCCCCCAGTGGTCGCCGTCCGGATGAGGCACTCGCCATAGATCTCGATCGGCGGCTCCTCGTCCAGCCAGATCCCGTCCTGTTCCGTGCCCTCGAACGAGCCGCGGCCCTGCTGGTAGGACTTCAGGCCCAGCTTCGACCAGCCGCCGGAGGCATGCTTGATCCGCACGGTGTCGATCAGATCCTGAACGCCCTGCTTCCAGGCGATCGCGCCGACGTCCTCGCCAGGGATGAGGCCTGTCCCGGCCACGCCCTTGCGAGTGCCAGTGAAGGTGATATCCCCGAACAGCTTCCCCTGCACGATGTCGCGCGTGGTCTCGTTCGTCTTCCCGGCTGCCCAGAACTTCACCGGCTTGTCGAAGCGTCGCCCCTTCCACCAGGCCGGATACCGCCCGGTCAGGTGGAGCGCGGTCTCGTACCCACCCGCGCCTTCGGTCTTCCCTATCCGGTTGGCGGCCAGGAAGCAGCGCTCCCGGTAGTCCGCGCCGGCGGCGAAGAACTCCATGTGCTTGGGGTACAGCTCGCGGCGTAGCGACCCAGCCTCTGGGTAGTAGGTGAACAGCTTCCGCCGGGATGTGCGCCGACGCCTCTCCTCGAGCAGCTCTAGTAGTTCCAGGCGCTTCGCTCGCGGCAGATGCACAAGCGCTGCAAGAAGCTGGTCACTTGGTAAGGAGGCCAGCGATTCGGGCGTCAAGCTCATCGTCCGTCAGGTCGGAAGTCTGTTTGATCTCGCCGGAGTGGTGAGTCTCGATGCGGTCGCCATACTCCTTGGGCGCCATCCTGGCCAGGAGCCACTTCCGGGTCTCGACTCGCAGCTTGGAGCGCTGGATGACGTCGTAGTCGGTGCGCGGCTGCCCCTCCTCGTCCAAGTAGGTGTCGTTGCGGCCGTCATCCGCGATGGCTACGGTCTCAATGACCATCTTGTCCGCCGCAGCTTCGCGCGCGTGCGCGTACGCCTCCGAAAACTCGGGATGCTCCAGCCGCCATTTGAAGACCGTACTGCACGATGGCATGGCGGGATCGGCACATATCTCGGTCAGGAACTTGCCGCCGGCGATCTTTTCCAGGATGGTGTCGACGATCGCCTGCGTGTAGAGCGATGGGCGGCCGACCTTGCGCGGCACCTTCTTGGCGGCGGCGCGCTTCCTGGCCGGCTTCTTCGGTACTGCAGCAGGATTACCATTTGCCGGCTGAGCGGCTCCCGGCTTGGCGGTGGTCTTACGGGCGACAGGCTTCTTCGCTGCCGGCTGGGCAGGTGCGGCCTCGGGTTCCACTCGGCGCCGCTTATCGGACGGCGAACCGTACTTGCTCACGGTGGGCTCCTCTCTTGGTGGCGGCCGGCGCTCAGCCGGTCCGGGGATTCTGGGCAGCGACGGCTGGCGGCATGCTCGTCCGGCGGTAGGTGTCCAGCATCACCGTGCCCGAGGCGGCGATCACTGCCAGCATCCCGGCAATCACCCAGCCGCGCACCAGGCGGAGCGTCGGCATCTCCGTCTCGATCGTCCGTACCCGGGTGTCGGTGTCCTTGATGGCCTTGAAGGCGCGCTCCTGCGCTTCCCTCGTCTCCAGCAGGCACTGCTCCAGGGCAATGATCCTGGCGTTCTGCTCGACCAGGCTGGACAGTGTCTTCTCGATCTGGCTCAGCCGGTAGACGATCAGGGTGGTCTGCTCCCCCTGGGCTTGGGTCTCCTGGCCGGTCATCGGGTCACCTCCACTGCCAGTGCTTCCCTTGCTTGGACGGCATCGATCAGCCTCTCCATCCTGGCGGAGCAGGTCTTACCGTACTCCTTGGCTTCTCCCAGGCGGGCTGCCAGGTCGTACTGGTCTGCGGTGGTGAGTGGATTGAAGATTGGGCTGCCGCACGGCTGTTTCAGCTCGGCCGGCACGGGAGGGAACTTAACGGTTAAGGTCGTCCCGCAGCCCGTCAGGAAGACGGCAAGCAGTAGGGGCAGGGTTCGCACGGGCGGCCTCTTGTAGTTGGCGTTGGAATTCGGCGGCTTCGGTCTTGGCGGTGGCCAGCTGCTGGCGGAGCTGCTTCACCTGGGCGGTGTCGGCGGTGGTCACGGCCTGGGTCGCCACCTTCTCGACGGTCTTGGCGGCGGTCTGCTCGCCGGCGTGGCGCCCGGAGACATACAGCGCCCCCGCGGCGACGCCGAGGAGGAAGGCGGCCAGCACCAGGGCGGAGGCCTTCCACAGCGCCAGGGACAGGACGCGGGTCAGCATGGATACCCCACCGTCCGGCCCCAGCCCTTGAACAGCGGCTGCCAGCGGCCCAGGATGTGATGCGGGTAGGACTGGTTCTCCCGCTGGTTCGCCGGGTGGATGCCCGGGTTGATGGCGCCGGTCGTGCCCCAGCTGCCCGGCGTGGCAGACAGCTTCTGGCGCTTGTAGACGTAGCCAAGGCCCCCGTTGTAGGAGCTGAGGACGAAGGCCCAGCGGTCGCACTCGCTGTCGGCGGTCTTCACCCGGTCATAGAGCCAGCGGTCGTACCAGACCCCGGCGCGGATGCTCCACTGGGGGTTCAGGGGCTGGACCGGGCCGGATATTCCCGCCTGGCCGGCCCACTCCGCCGTCGCCGGCATGAACTGCATCAGGCCGAGCGCGCCCACCTGGCTCCTGGCCAGGGGGTTGAACTTGCTCTCTTGCATGATCTGGGCGGCCACCACCGGAACCGGGCCGTCTACCCCGAAGCGGAAGGCGGTCTCCCTGGCGATTTGCTGGCGGTACTGGTGAGCGACGACCGGGATCTGGGCCTGCGCCACCGCGGCAAGGGCGGCGGTCAGCAGCAGCAAGCAGCCGATCGCGCCCAGCGCCGCCTTGGCGCAGCCGCGCATCCCGGCCCGAGGGTCGACCGGGGGAGCGTTCCGACGGGCATGGGATGCGCGAGTGCTCATGGTCTACACCCGATCCGGGAAGAAAGCGTAGCCGGCGGCGCGCGACGGGCCAACGATGGCGTCGCGTGCGGCGGTGCGGCTGGTGTAGACGGGGATGCTGCTGAAGATCTTCGGCGACTGGAGGTCCGGGAAGGCGGTCACATTGACCAGTGCGCCCTCGCCTGCCCCATGCACACGGGTGATGATGCCCGGGTGCTCGTCGGTGCCGTTGGCGATGTAGCCCTTCACGGTTACCATGCGGCCGGCTGTGGGCTTCCACTCGGCGGCTACGGCCGCCGGCGCAGGCTCAGGCACCGCCTTTCCCACCTCCGCGCTGCCGGCCAGCGCAGCGGCGGCGCCGGCATCGAGGATGGACCAGTCCTCGGCCAGCATGTCAGTCTGCGAGGCAAGCCAGCCCATCAGGATCTCGCCGGTGGCGGTCTTCATGGTGATGGAGGGAAGCACGGTCGCCTTGCCCCCATTCGCCTCTGCATAAGCGCGGTTGGGCGGAGCCCAGAAGGCGGCGGCCGGCACTTCTCGCGTGCCATTGCAGCTCAGCGCCAGCCACATGTCTTTGCCATTCCACCCGGCGCGAGCCACGCGCAGCCCGGCCTTCAGTGCCTCGATGGCCTGACCAAAGTTCAGCGCCTTCATGGTCAGAGCCCCGTCAGTCCAGCGATGATCACGCAGCCGATCACGATGGCGCGCGCCAGGCGGTCTTCCGTGCCACTGCAATGCACGACGCGGCCGATGGCCTGACGGGAGATCCAGTAGCCCACCCAGGCAAAGGTGGTGACGTGACCCAGCTTCTGGCAGGTCACCTGGACAGTGGGGAACCGGGCGCCGTCGATCAGGAAGACGGCGACGTAGAAGGCCAGGCCGGCAAGCAGCCAGATGGCCATGCGCATGCGGTCCTGCAGCGCATTGCTCTTAATGGAGAATCGGGACATGCTCGCCTCGCTCTGTGGGAGAATTCAGTGAGCACATCCTATGGCGCAGCGAGGAATTCGAGCGCGACGAAGCCAACCTACAGTCTCAGGGGTAACCGATGCATCGCAAGAACTTCGAGGAACGCCACGCTGCAACGGACTTGCCGCATTGGAAGTGTCCAAATGCAAAATGCGAACAGGGAATCCTGAAACTCACCAAAGGCAGTATGCGCGTGGCGCGCTCTGGTGCGCTGGACGATTTCATCAGCGTAAACGGATACGATCCCGAATACGATGATGGCAGCTTCTCGGCGATGCTGGAGTGCGTTGTTTGCGGTGACGACGTGCTCCTGGTTGGAAAATATCTCCATCAGGTAGTAGAGCAATATGAAGGTGGATACGAGTGGGAAAAATTTCTGTTTCCAAAGTTCTTTGAGCCGGCGCCCCCACTGATCTCAATACCACCGGCATGCCCGGAAAGCGTCCGAGAGGCACTCGCGGACTCCTTCGCTCTCTACTGGCAATCGCCATCGAGCGCGGCAAACTCCGTGCGGATTGCGCTAGAACGCCTCATGGATGAGCTAGGTGTACCAGAAATGCGCGATTTGCATAAGCGGATTGAATCGTATTCAAAATCAAATGCGAAGGTAAAGAATCACCTGTTGGCCGCAAAATGGGTCGGAAATCATGGTAGCCACGGGAAGGAGGTGCTTCACGGCCAAGTGCTTGATGTGCTAGAGATTGTTGAGAGTGCCTTGGCTGAGATCTATCCGCGTGATCATTCTCGAATAACTGCGCTAGCTGCAAGCATCGTCGCAAAGAGGGGCCCGGTATAGGTAGTTCTAGCCATTGGTGCCCAGCGCGCGGAAGAAGTCCTCGATACCTCGGAACCCCGTATCCCTCCGCAGCAGCGCCATCCGCCCCCACCGCGCCGTGAACTTCCGCCCCTGGCGCGCGATCTTTCCGTCGTTGTACAGGTAGGTCAGCGCGTCCAGCGATGCCTTGTATGGCAGGCCGGCGCGGTCCGCCACCTGCTGGCCGGTCAGGAAAACATCGCTGGCCGCCAGCACCTCCAGAATCCTCTCCCGGTGCGTCCTCGCCCGGATCTCCAATTGCAATGTCAGCTGCCCCGCCGCCTCCCAAGCGGCGCGCCTTCTGGCATGTACTCCCATGTCCCGCCCCTGAAAGGGACCCGTACTATTCAAACTGCACCCCTAGGTCTGCTGCGGCGTACGCGCTGACCTTTGTCATGTATTCCGTCATCGCCGCGATCGAGATCTCTCCCCTGGCGATGGACGGCTGGACCTGCTTGATGCTCCCGTCCGGCATGCGCATCTCGCGCGCCGGCAGGAAGCGTTCCTTCATGTGCTGGTGCCAGGCCCTGGCGCTGTACTGCCGGCCTTCCAGCCATACCTGCTCTGCAATGGGCTCGATCACTGCAGCCCAGTAGTGCCTGACCTGGATCTCCAGGCGGTCGTGGTCCTCTGCGGCAAGGATCAGGCGCATCGGGGCACCCTGCCTTGCCATGTCCGGGGCTGCCGCGCGCACGGTGGAAACCACCTCGGCCCAGTCGGCGCGACCGCGCAGGGCGAACTCCCGATAGATGCCCGCCATCAGATCCGTATCAGCCCGGCTGCACCGCGCGTGATGGCTGCCCGCGCATATCGCCGCCGCCCCTCTTCGCTGCTCTCGGCATGCCAGGCCTCGGCGGCGACCCATTTCAGGTCGAGGAATGGGCACCGGACCGCCAGGCGGAAGGCCTCGCCGTCGTCCGCCAGCGGGTTGAAGTGCCGCCACGTGCCGCCCTGCTCCCTGACGTGAATCACCTCCAGCTCGCGCACGCGGTACCGGCGCACCTCGTAGCCGGCGGCGCGGCCAGCTGCCTCGATCAGGTCCAGATCCTCCGGCATTGCCTGCCCAATCATGCCGCCAGCCCCGCGAACTCCAGCCGGCGCGTGCCTTCCTTCTTCAGCCGGACGACATTCCCGGCCCGGATCCGCCGGTCCGCCTCATGGATCGCCGCGGCGTGCTGGCGCTTCGTCACCGTCTCGAGCAACTGCTCGTACAGCTCGATGCCGTCGTTCAGGATGCGCAGGCCGTCGCCGGAGATCCCCAGCTTGCCGGTGCGCTTGCAGCGCTCACCTACCTCGATCATGGCGTTCTGGGCGGCGTGGATCACCGCCAGGCCGATGTGGCGATTCCCGGCGCTCTCGCACAGCACCTGGGAGGTGTTCAGGGCGTTGACGATCGTGTGCCAGTCGTCGCGGGTGGACGTGCCGCGCACCAGGGCGGCCACCGCCCCGCGCACCGCGAGAAGGATCGTGGTGCGCTGATCGGCCGGCAGCGGCTGATCTCCCTCGAACAGGGTAGCCATGATGTTCAGGCGCACCTCGCGCGGGCGGTAGGGCTTGTTGCGCTTCTTCGCCGTCATCTCAGTATTCCTCCCTCTTCCATCCGCCGCCCTGCTTCGCAGGCAGCTTGATCGCCTTCACCATCCGGAAGTACGGCAGCACCTCCGCGCACAGCTTGATCTTCATCTGGCCCTTGTCCGTGGTGTAGCCGCCCTTGGTCTCGTGGATGGCCAGACGCATGTCAGCGTGCAGCACCAGGAAATCGACCTCGTAGAACGTGTTGTCGGCCAGCCGGATCCGCATGGGGTGGAAGCGCCAGTCGATCACCTGGCCCTGGCGCTTCTCCTCGTCCAGCAGGACGGAGTAGGCGCGCTCGGTCTTGTTCATCTGGTCCTTGGGCAGCCGGCCCAGCGCCTGAAAGCGCGCCATCGGGTTGGGCTTCGCGTCGCCGGCCGGCACCGACCGCGCTGCGGCTGGACGCCGGCGCGCCTGATGCGCCTGTAGTTGCTCGGGGGTCCAGCGGAGTGCGTTGCTCATGCCACCCCCTTCGAACTTCCCGCGGTCAACCGGCTCACTGCGCCCTCCAGCCACTTCACGCGCTGCTCCAGAACAGCGATGCGCGTGTCACGCTCCCGGAAATGGCAACCTCTGAGGCATTGGCCGTGCACGAAGCAATCCCCGCTCGCCACGGTGCATTCCATGTGCGGGACGAAGGCTTTGCTCATGCCGCCCTCACCTCGACGCTGACCCGCCCACGGCAAGCCTTGTTCTGTCCGTCGGCCCGCCGGACAATGCCGCAGTCGAAGCAGCAGCGCGCCTTGTAGAGCACGGAGCCCTCGGTGAAGCCCAGTTCGCCGCCGGTCACGAAGCGGTGCCCGTTCTCGTCCAGTGCCTCGACCGTAACGCGATCAGCCTCGCCCGGCCGCTTGATCTGTACTTGGCTCATGCTTCTGCTCCTTCGGCATAGGACTCCACCGCAGCGCGGACCCGGCCCTTGGATTGCTCGGTGCGCTCGCGCGCCGCAGACGACCTCGCTTCGGAGGCGAGGCGCAGCTTCTCGGACGCGGGGCGCAGCTGCGCCACTGCGGCGCGGAGGCGATCCAGACCTTCGCGCGCCGCAGCGGACGGCTCCCCACCGCCGGCCGGAGACGGGAGGTGCCCGGCAACAGCCGGCGCGGACAGCAGGCCGACGCTCACTGCCTGCTGCAGCGGCTCGGCGCGCTTCTCCGGATCCCAGCCCACGGACGCGATCCAGCTGACCTTTCGGCCGGCGGCGCGGGCGTCGGCCACGATCCGCGTGTAGGCGTCCTTGAATGCCATGCGGGCACCCACCTTGTCGCCGGCCTCCAGCACCGGGCCGGCGGCAGAGAGCGCCTCCATCACCTCGGGTGTCGTGACGACCGTTTCCGCCTCGTCCATGCCGCGCAGCGCCAGCGCCCAGGCCTCGTCCGGCCCCGGGCGCCCGTCGTTCGCTTGCGCCGCCTCGATCTGGGCGATCAGGTCGGCCGGCTTCGGGGGGTACTGGCCGCGCTGCGGGTCGCGGACATGCCCATCCATCGCCGCGCTGACCACGCCGAGCGGGTACGCCGCCAGCACACGGAAGAAGACCGCCTTGGACATGGCCGGCAGGGTCTTGCCGTGCAAGCCATACACCGCGTCGAGGTTCGCGGCGAACTCGTCGAAATCACGCTCAAACATCGATCACCTCCGCTGCGCCGAACAGCAAGGCCTTCGCCTTCTCGTTCTCGACGCCGTTGTCCAGCCGCTGTGTACCGTTCCCGCCGGCGGCGCCGCCCTGGCTCTCAAGCCACTTCGCCCTGAAGCCAGCCCAGCCCGCCAAGACCGAAGCCTTCACGGCCTCGCCTGGCGTGATCCCAGCCCTCTCCGCTTCGTCCTTCACACCGTCCCAGGCAGTGCGTGTCAGCGGCAGTCGCTTGGCTTTGCGCAGCGTCAGCCAGTCCTTCGCGACCTGCTTGTCCACGCCGTCGGCAACGAGTGCAGCCACACCCAGCGCGGCAGAGGCATCGGCGCCGGCCGGCGCCCTTTGTGGGTTCCCTGAGGGTTCCCTTGTCGGTTCCATGGGGGTTCCGTGTCCCGAACTTGGTACTGTTTGGACGGAAACTTGGGACTCTTTCCCGGAAAACTTGGGACTCTTTCCAGGAAAAGTTGGAACAGTTCCGGATTTGGAACGGTTCCGGATTTGGTCCCCTTCAACGATCCCAGATCCGGTACCGTTCGAACCATCTGCCGACGTGCAGGCGCTGCTCGGACCGATCGCAACCGTTTGTGCTGACTGGCTCTGCAGCCGGTAGACAGGGATCTGCCGCGTCTCGCCTTGGCGCTTCCCCGTGTCGACAAGGAAGCCTGCATCGATGAGGAAGCGGACCTGCTTGATGACGGTCTTCCGGTCGAGTTCGGTGTACTCCTCGATCGAGGCCACGCTCGGAAAAGCCGAGAAATCCTCGTTCGCGAAGTCCGCCAGCGCCATGAAAACGGCTTTCGCTCGGCTATTCCCCACGCGCTGCTTCCGCGCCCAGGTGAGCGCCTCCATGCTCATGCAACTACCTCCTCGGGGACGTGGGGAGCCAGCAGCGCCTGCGTCTCGCGCGTCAGTTCCGCCTCGTCGAACCCGTACTCCTCCGAGAACCGCTTCACGCCCAGGCCATGGATACCCTCGTTACCGCGGTGGTGCGCCGGGCACAGCGGAATAGCATCGCGGTGCGGCGCGCGCTGGGCCATGCCCGTGCCCTTGCGCGGGTGGTGGACCTCCGCCGGTGTCGGGCCGTAGCCCAGCCGGCGGCATACCGCGCAACCCAGGGCTGCGACGTGGCCGAGATAGTCGCGCTCTGCCTTGCGCGGCTTCTTCTTGGACTTCTTCTTGAAGGGGCTCGGCAACAGGCCGGCCGTTTGGCGCAGCCTGGTGGTGGAGCGAAGCGGGGTGCGGCGCTGTAGCGGGGCGCCGGGCTTCATTGGGGAGCGGCGGGTCAGCATGGCGCGACCTCCAGTAGCCAGTACGGCGGCTTGGTCACGATGCACTGCACGCGGACGTCGGCGGCGATCAGGTCGCGCATGACGTTGCGGCATTCGCCTTGGTAGCAGTGGTCGAGCGTCATGCTAGGATGACTCGCAAAAATGGGAGAGGCGAATGGATGAGCTTCGCTACAGGTACTTTGTTACTCTTCTCTTGGTGCTCGGCCTCGTTGCTGTAGTTTGTTGGGCATTTGCGCACTGGACGCCAAAGGACAGCAGTGAGGTCGCAACTTGGGTCCAGGCAATCGGTGCGATCATTGGGATCGGGATCGCTATCGCGGTACCCGCGTGGCAGCACAGAATGGCCGAGAGGCGACGAGAAGGAGAAAGGAGAGAAGAGAAATGGCGAGTGCTTCGACTTGTCGCATTGCTGGCGGAGCGAGCGAAGTCCCGGACGGAAGACATCGGCACCACGAGATCGCGTGAGGGCTTTGTAGAGACTCCGACGATGCGCGCCAGTCAACGAGCGGATCTGGAGGAGATACTCTCCGCACTCGATCAGGTGCCATTGACGTCGATTGCCACGATGGAGGCACTCCAGTACTTCATAAAGCTCAAGAAGCTCGTTGCGAAGGCCATCGGTGAAGTGGATCGGATTCCCTATCCAACCGCCGACGCGACGTGCGGCGAGGTATATGGCCACGTGTGGGTCAGCCTGTACAACCAAATCAAGGAGGCCGCCCAGGTACTGTCGTGGCAAGCGAAGCAATATCGCAGCGACGAGAGAGAACCTGCAGTTAGCTTTCCGCAGGATGACTTTTAGAATTCGCAGTGCACGGGTCTCGGCCCAGGCCGCGTACCCGATCAGCATCGGATAGAACCAGAGCGGCATCACGCACCTCCCTCGCGCCGGGCGGCGCGGCCAGTGACTGTCTGGTCGGTCTCGAACAGTAGAGTCTTCCCGCGCTTCGCGGCCTCCGCACGGATCCGGTCGGCGAGTTCTCGCAGCGACAACAGCATGTCGGTGGCCGTTCCTTCGGTGCATCCATGCTCCAACAGGAAGCTCACTGCGTGAATCGCGCCCTGCTGCACGAGATCCTGGGCAACTAGTTCCTCGTCGGTCATGCCGTCGAAAAACGCAGCGTCCAGAGACGCATCGTTCTCAATGGTTGCCATGGCTTATTTCCCCTTCGCGCTATCGCGCTGGGCGGCCAGGGCGGCGTCGATGTCTGAGCACAGGCTCACGGCGGGTGCCACGTCCTTCCACATTTCCAGCGTGGACCTGGCTTCTCTTAGCAACGCGATCAACTGCTTCTGCTCTGCATCGCGCGCCTCGGTCGGTTGTGAGGCGATCATGGCTCCGATAGCCGCGTCGGCGATCTCGGCAACGCGGTCGTCATCCTCAGCGACCGGATGGAAGTCATCCGGCCCCATCGAGCCTACACCCCATGCCGACCATACCTGGAGGCAATCGTAGGCGCCGCCCAACGCCTCCGCGATCGCATCACGCACCTTCGAGCGCTGCTCTTCCGTCAGCACCGGCGGCGCTGCGGATACTGGTGTCTGGTTGTCCCAGGCGCTGGTTTCGCCAAGTCTGGCCAACTGGCGACCAATGCTCCAGTACTCTGCAAGCCAGTGTCCGACCGGGGGCTTGTTTTCCCCCAGGCGCCCGTAGGTGATGGCGCCATCGATCGCATAGCGGGCGTCCTGTGCAGCGATCTGTCTATCAGTCAGGCGGGCCGTGGGGATCTGCGGAGCGCCATTCGCCGCGAACCACGCCCGGATCGAATCCGCGATCGTCTGCGGGTCGCACACGCTGCCGCCGGGAACCGTCTCGCGCAGCATTTTCTCGACGTCGATGGTCATTGGCGCGCTCCTGCAGTTGCATCGGTACCGAGAACCCAGCGCAGGGCTGCAGCACGCTCGCCTTTTGCCTTGGACAGTTCCGCCTCGATCTGCTTGCGCGTCTTCATGCGCGCTACAGCCTCACCCATGACAGCGCGCTGTGCCCGCGCCCGCTCGTGGCCGGTCGTGGTCTCGCCGGCCGCCACCAGCTCCTGGACTTTGGAGCGCTGCTCCGCCGGCGGCAGCGCCGCCAGCTTCTTGGCGTGGCCGAGATTCACCTTGCCGCTGTCCACGGCCTCCTGGACTGCCGCGGTGCATTCGAGCAGTCGCATCGTGTCCCGGACGGTGGCGACCGTACACTTGAAGATGATGGCGATCTGGTCCTCGCTGCGGCCGATCGCTGCCAGCTTGCGCATCTTCTCGGCTCGCCCCAAGGGGGTGTCAGCGGTACGCGCTTCGTTCTCAGCAACGATCACGTCCAGTGCGCTCTCGCGCTTCCCCTTGTGAACCAAGGCCGGAATCTGGAGGGGTGCGACACCGCGGGCGCGTCGCCATTGGTTGGCAAGACGTGCAGCCTTGACTCGCTGCCGCCCGACAACAACCTCAACATCACCGGTCTCTGGGTTCTTCAGGATCAGGATGGGTTCCAGAACGCCCAAGAAGTCGATGTTCTTGGCGAGCCCCTCATCCACCGGCAGATGGACACGCTCGTCGTAGAGGGGTGAGGTCTTGTCCGTCACCAATACCACGACTTCCGGGTCGAACGAGAGCGCATTGGTCTTGCCGCTGGCGCCATAGGCGTCGATAGAGTTCTTTGCCATGGCCCCTCCCCTACGCTACCCGCCGGGCCATGCCTTTCGACACAACAGCGGCAGTTGCGATGCGGAGGGCCTGCGCGGCACGACGATCCAGGATGAAGCCGCGATCCCACTCCTTGCGGGCTTCCGTGCCCTCCGGATACGGATTGCTGGCGCCCTGCTTCCCTGCGCGCGCGGCGAGCGCGCCCTCCTCTCGGATCTGCGTCCGAGACATGATCTGTTCCATTGGTCCTTCCCCCGGTACGGCCGGCTGGCCGTGCGTTGCTCAAATCCGAACCCAGCGCCTCAGGGCTGTTTCGGTACGATTCCCGCCAGGTTTCCCCTGGCGACTTTCTCGCGTTGGTCCAGTACGCTTTGCATGTCGGCCGGGCACGCCCACCAGCTCAGTACCTCGCGGATCAGCTCAGCCGTCGTCATGCCGCACTCGCGGGCGCGGCTGACGATCTGCTCGCCGACGGGCTCAGGCAAATCGACCTTCGCTTGGAAGGTCAGCTTGCCCAGCGGGTGGCTGTTGGGGCTGCGCGCGAGGAGCATCGAGTCTTCATTCATAGATTTCGATCACCATCACAGGGAACCAGCGACATGACGCCTGACAAGCAACGAGTGGCAAGCCGCCAGGCGCAACCGCTGAACGAACACGATCTGGAGCACCGCAGCCTCCGGCTGCAGGTCTTCCTGCTGCGCCAGCTGCTGCTGCGGCTGTACACGGAGCAATACGGGGAGCGGGCGCCGGCCGTCGTCGCTGAGCGGCTGGCCCAGGTACGCGACGCAGAGAGCGGCCAGGGTCTGCATCCAGCCGAGCAGGCGATGCTGCTCGACGAGACGGCCGAGGCGTTCGCCGACGTGGACGAGCACCTCGACCTCATCCAGGCCGGGGCACTGTGATTGATGCCCTGCCTTCCCTACTTGGTGCCGGCCACACTTGGCGCGCAGCGATGGCACGAGCCCGCCAACCATCCGGCTTTCGGGTCTCAGGAAGAAAGAGCCCCGGCGCAAAGGCGCCAGGGAAAAGCCGCTTGCGGGTCGGTCAAGCGGAGGGGTCAAACGGAGGAGCGCCGGCAGAGCGCTCTGCACAGAAAAAGCAGACAAACCTGCATGGCAGCGATGACAAACTGCCCCGCATGTACACATACGGCGAGCGACTTCGTTGGGCCATGGCGCACGCAGTTCCGCCTGTGTCTGGCCGATCACTTGCCAAGCGGATCGGCGTTCGACATCAGTCGATCTACTACCTGCTCGACCCTGGCCGGAATGCTCAGGGAAGCAGGCACACCCCTGCCCTTGCTCGCGCGCTTGGCGTATCGCCAGAGTGGCTGGCAACTGGAGCCGGCAAGCCGTACCGAAACGGGACGCCGCAGCCAGACCTGCACCACCGCGTATCGCTCTGCCTTGCGTCGGCGCGAGAACTGGTCGACCAGCTCGAGCAGCTGGCGCTTGCCCTTGAAGGGAAAGGCTGATCACGCCTGCGCTCCCTGGGCTGCAAGTTCGGGCCAAACGTCAGCCCAGTCCTCACGAAGATCGCGGCGCGTCACGGCGCCACTCGACGCGCGCTCTATGGCGACACACAGCTCACAGCGGAACTGCTGCCCGGTGCTGCGCGCCTTGCGCATATAGTTCTCGGACGTGCCGCACCGGCTGACGAAGTCAGCACGGGCTTGCTTGTCGAGGGAGTTGATGTACGCGATGAGCTTGTCCATGCGCACATATTACAAAAACGTAATGCGAAGTCAATACATTTCTGTGATTTACCAAAAGGTAATGGGGTTCGATAATTCGCCGTATGACCACCGCAGACAACCGCCGCCGGCGCCTCGACACCCTCATCAGGGAGAAGTTCGGCACCCAGGCGGAGTTCATCCGGCAGACTGGTGAGAACCAGGGCGCCATCTCCGCAATCCTCAAGGGCGCTCGCCCGTTCGGGGAGAAGAAGGCGCGCGACATCGAGCGCAAGGCCGGCGTCGAATGGGGTTGGCTCGACCGCGCGGAAGACGAGCCCCAAGGGGAGGCCCCGGAGGCTACCGGAGGGGTAATCTATGACCCGCAGGCGAGCACAGGAAGTCTGCTTGCCCAGGCGGCAGCTGCAATTGCTGCCGCACCGACGCTGCGTGACATGCAGATCGCGGAAGCGATTGCCATCCTTCAGAAGCTGCCCGACGGCGCCCTCTCCAAGGGCCTCGGGTACCTGCAAGACCTTCTGGTGAAATCTGAGGCGCCCGCGGCCGCCGACCCGGACGACGTGCCGGTTATGTCGCGCAAAAAGAAGGTTCTTGAGTTCACAGGCCTACACCCGGAGCCCACCGCAGAGAAGCGGCACAAGAGGTAACACCCCCAATCCTTCGGGTATCGCAGGGCCGCCGAACTGGCTAGGCTCGCGTTTACAAGAAGTAAAAGGGGGGAAAGGGTTATGAAGAAGATCATCGCCGCGACGCTGCTGAGCCTCGCGGCTTCTGCGTCTTGGGCCTCCTGCTTCGGCGGCCCAACGCACAAGACGTGCACCGACGACGCCGGCAACAGCTACCAGGTCAGCCGATTCGGCAACTCCACCACAGTCCAAGGCTACAACGCTGGCACCGGGTCGACCTGGGAGCAAACGTCTAGCCGGGTCGGCAATTCCACCTACACGCAAGGCACCGCGGCCAACGGCCAGAGCTGGAACAGCACAACCACTGCGATCGGCAACCAAACGACCACTTACGGCACGGACTCCCGCGGAAACTACTTCCAGCGGACCTGTGGGCCCTACGGGTGCTACTAAGCCAGATTCCGGAGGACGCAAGCTTGATTAGTATCTTGACCTCAGACGTGTATGGAGGCTTCGCATCCTGGATTGAGAGCGCGGACACAGCCCATGCACCGGGAGCGCAGCCGATCTACGTTGGGAGGGTCACATGGCCCGGCACGACAGAGGCTGAGGACACCGTAATCAAGCTCTATCCGGCAAGTTCGTGCGGCGTGGCGAATGAGGTGATTGGTTACATCGCAAACGCGAAACGAGGGATCCCTCAACCTCCTCGCGGCGGGATCATCCTCCTGCCGGAGGCAACGCTTCCTGCTTTCGCGCTAGACGTAGCGAAGTATGTCGACAAGAAGTCTGGCTTCGCAGTCTGCTGGGCAACCTCACTGGTCCAGAACGCCAAGCCATTCAAGTTCTACAGGCGACTTGTCGCATTTGATCGCACGCGCCTAAACGCCTTCTTGAAGAGCAACTTCTGCCATACGCTCACAGGGCTCGATCACATCACAGGCAACAATGACCGCAGCGACGCAAACTTCATGTGTGTCGATGACCTGAAGTACCTTGCCATTGACCAGGGCTCCATTGGCGGTAGCGATCACTGGCACATCAATTGGGTAGACGACAACCCCAAGAATCAGTTGCTCGCCCTTGCACGCGACGAACTTGCCGTCTCGCAGTACGCTGCGTGGCAGGCACATGCTTTGAGCGAGTCGAACACTACTCGCGACCTCTGGCCACAGACGAATAGCGAGCTCCAAACTAACCTCAAGCCACTGCTGAAGGCTGACCAGATTGCTACAATATTGGAGTATATGAGCGGTCGCGCAACGATTACGACACTTGCGCAAGCCACCGGGCAACTTTTCTGATGGACATATCCCTTCTACTGTCGAGAGCAGCCCACGCGCCAGAGCCAGTCTTCACCGGCGAATGGGCAACGCTATGGTTCCGCCCTGATCTTGGCAGCCAGCAAGAGTTCATCATTGGCGTCGCGGCAGTCATCAAAGGCGATCGACAACCATTAGTGCGGTGGCTCCCCCAGTTCTCGAAGCTCGCCTCGTTGTACGGTGATGCATTGAGCGGTGCCGAGATTCGCGACTTGGCATCGGGTGTCGAACTGGCTCTCGAGCGGCAATTCCGCGGTGATTTATCGAGCCTGACATCGGGAACACCTCATATTCGCGTGTCGAATTGTGGGTACCTCGCAACCCACAACGTCGAGCAGGAGCTAAGTCGCTTGCTCAAACGCCACGCGGGTGCACTTTGGGCCGACCCGGTGTCGAGAGAATCAGCGATGGACGAAGGCTGGGCCTATGCGGAGATGCGGCGCATGCTATCGAGTGCCGCGCATTCCGTCTTCGTGCCGGCGCGACAGATTTCGCTTGGCACGAGAACACTTCAGGTCGGCCTCTTCAACGGCAAGAGCTACGGGAATCTTGTTTCAGCCCGCTACGCCCATATGCAGACGGTGAAGCAGCATGTCTTTCAGTCGATGACGAGCGTCCTAGCGGCTCACAATTTGACTAACGCGACTTCGCAACCGGCGTTGTTTGTTGTGCTGCCACATCTAGCAGATGATCCAGGCGCACCAGCTATTGCACGGAAAACGGAACAGCTCCTGCAGGAAGTTGAAGACGCCGGCGTGGCAACTTTCTGTGAGTCAAATCCAGCAGATCTTGCGACGAAGTTGGAGACCTGGACGACCTCAGGCAAACAGGCACGACTCACCTGAAGCCCGCTACGCGGGCTTTTTGTTGCCTATCGTCTTCGTTGTCGCGCCGCAACCATACGTTCGTTCAGTCCCACGCGATAGAGCGTGGCTCCCACTCGCTCCAGGAGCGCCCTCTCCTTTCCCTCTATCGTTCGATCGGTCAGCAGCGCTGCCAGCATGGCGATCGCGTCGTCCACATCAAGTTCGATATCATCGTCGAGCGCCAACTGCTCGAACTTACGTATCACGTCATCAGGGTCCATGGCTGCCTCCTAGCCTCAGTCTACCCAGTCTAGACCGCACGCGCGTCACCCGAATGAGCGCGGCAGACGTCTCTGCCACCCCTTTGTAGTCCCTTCTGCCTCCAACAAAAGCGGGGTAGTCAGATCCCGCCCCACGCCTCGTAATTGTTCTGAAAGGCGGGGAGTGGCCTCGACCAAAACAACAAGAAACATGAGCAACGTGGTTCGCATGGACGCCTACAGGGAAAGGCGTGCACGGGAAGGGGTCCGAGAGGAGGAGAAGCCTCCGGACGTGGATGGGGATGAGGACGATGGCGAAATCCGGATCAGGATCCGTCGCGGCGGGCCGTACCGAGCGCGCATCGACGGCCTCTTCGCGGAAGACTCGGATCTGGTCATCGAGGCACTGGCGGACCTGGCCAAGCAGGTTGTGCTGGCCAAAAGGCGCGTTGGGGTCTAGCCTCCCGAAGAAAATTACATTTATGTATTGACGTTGCAATTACAGTTTTGTAATCTACCTCCATCGACGCGCCGCCAGCACTCCGCAGGCGGCCCACCAGATGGAGGAAGCAATGTCGCCTGCCGAAATCATCAGCCGCATCCCGCCGCAAGCGCGGACGGACGCGCTGATCGCGTTCATCGCCATCGACGCACTGAAGTTCGCGAGCAAGGATCCGGGAGAGATCCGGCTGCTGAAGGAAGCGCACTACACCGAGCTGCGTGACTCCCTGGTGGCGAGGGCAAACGAAAGCCTGGAGCACGAGCAGCGCCTGGCTGATGAGGCGCGGGCCGCCGTCGACCGTGCCATGGCGCAGTCGAAGGACGTCATCGTCCGCCGGCGCGTGGAAGGCAAGCAGGAGGTGACGACGATCCGCGGCTTCAATGCAGCTGCGGTGGAAGCGCGCGCCAAGGAGATGGTCGGCAATATCGACCGGTACCGCAGCCCCGCCGTCACCACGAAAGCCGACGACCAGCACGGCCGCCATGTGGTGGAAGTTCGCGCCCACAGCCTGGACTGAGGCGCGCCATGACCTACACGCACACCCCCGGGCCATGGAAATACGCTGGCAGCGACAGCGCAGGCGCCGGTGGCCTCCTGATTGGACCGAGCGGCGAGCCAGTGGCTGTTGTCTACGGGGCCAGCACGAACCCCTGTTCGGAATCGAATGGACGACTGCTGGAGGCGGCCCCCGATCTTCTCCAGGCCGCACAACTCGCTCTTCGGTTCATGTTGAGCGCCGGCCACCGTCAAGGTGATGTGCCGCTTGTCTTGCGTGACGCCATTGCCAAAGCCAATGGGAGCAAGGCATGACCACTCTCACGATCGTCCACAACGGCACCTCGCTGCAGATATCCGGCACCTACTGCCGCGGCTACGGCGATTCACATGATGAACCGGGCCAGGATGCCTGCTTCGAAGTGGAGCGCATCACCGACTCGGGCGTGGATGTGACCCACCTCCACGACATGGACGAGATCTCTGACCTCGCCCTTGATGCGTACCTCGCTGACGCTGCGTTCGAAGCCGGCCAGGCCGCCGACCTCAAGCGCGACGAGGTGCTGGCATGAGCGCCCCCATCCGCAAGGTCATCCACGCCGACGGCACCGAAGTGACGCTGGACGGCCCGCGCACGATCAAGCAGATTCGTGATCGCATCGGCGCTGACACGTTGGACACGGTGCGACTGCGCGACCGCGAGCACGTGATGCTGGTCGACGACCTCGGCCACGCGAAAGGCTTGCCCGTCAACGAGAAGGCCACCCAGCTTTACCGGGAGGTCTGCCGCCCGGGCACCACGCACCAGATCCGCGGATCGGTCGTCATCGTCCCGGATTCCGACTTCGGGGGCGCCCAATGACACCGCGCCACGACCCCGCACGCATCGCGCGCAACAACCGCCGGCTGAACGTGACCACCGTCGTCGTGATCGCGGTGGTCGCCCTCGCCTACTTCTTCACCAGCAACGCGCCGGCCGCGCAGATCCACCCCACGAAGCTCGGGAGGACCGCATGAATCCCGAGATCACCTGGGATGCCTGGCTGCGCTACCTGCGCGCTGCGGGCCTTCGCCCTTCTGGCCGCTGCCTTCCTGACGGCAGCCTCGAAATCATCCCTATTCGCTGAGAGGAACCCATGGAAGAGCAAAACGAAGTCCTGGATCCGGTCCAGGCTGAGCCGGCGACCGCCCTCGCCTTGTACGACCCCATCGAATCCGGCCTGGCCGAGCTGCGCACGGCTGGCGCAGAGGCCTTCGACGTGAAGAGCACGGCCGGCAACAAGGCAGCCCGCGAGTTCATTCAGCACTGCGTGGCCATCCGCACCGCGACCGAAGAGGCCTACACCAACTGGAACCGCCCCATCATGGCAGTCCAGAAGCAGGCACGCGAGAAGCGCGACGAGATCCTGGGCGCCGTCAAAGCGATCGAGGCACCCGTGAAGGACCAGATCGACGCCGAGCAGAAGCGCAAGGACGAGGAGCGCACCGCCAAGATGAAGGCCGAGGCGGACAGGATCAAGGTGCACCAGGCCTGCCTGAACGCGATCGCTACCCTGCCCCGCGACTACATCAGCTCGCCGGCCGCCGACGTTGAGGCCGCGATCCGCGACCTGGAGTCCCCAGAGTACCTGGACAGCCGGAACTGGGAGGAATACGCCGAGCAGGCCGCCGCCGCGATCGACGCCGCCCTGACGACGCTCCGCGCTCACCTGGAGAACGCCAAGGCACGCGAGGAACTGGCCGCGATGCGCGCCCAGCAGCAGGCCGAGGCCGACGCCCGCCGGGCAGAGCAGGAGGCAGCAGAGGCCGAGCGCCGCCGCGTGGACGGAATCAAGGAGCGCATCCGCGCGATCGAGCAGGCGCCGTCGACCTGCATCGGTCTGGCCGCCCGCCAGATACAGGCCCGCATCGACTCCCTCGCCCGCGAGGCTGCTGACGACTTTGCCGAGTTCCAGGCAGAGGCCGCCGCCGCGATCGACGCCGCCCTGACGAACCTGCAGACCCTGCTGGCTGCCGCCAAGGACGCGGAGGAGCTGAAGCAGTTGCGCGACGACGCAGCAGCCCGCAAGCGCCAGGAGGAGGAAGCGAAGGAGGCGGCCGCGCGCGCCGAGCGCGAGGCGGAGGAGCGCCGCCAGGCCGATGCCCGCGCCGCCGAGGAGCAGCGCAAGCGCGACGAAGCAGAGGCCATCCGCCGCGAGCAGGAAGCTGCCAAGGCCGCCGCGGAGCGCGTTCGCGCCCAGGCCGGCACGCTGCTGGCCCTGCTGACCGAGGCCCGCGCCCACGTCCCGGCCGGCGACCTGGCAGACCGCATCGACGCCGCCATCGCCCAAGCCACCGGGAGCGCAGCATGACCCAGGCTGAACTGCACCCGATCGAAACGAGCCTGACCCCGGCGCCAGGCGCCGGCATGGGGCCGCTCTACACCGCCTTCGCCAAAGCCCAAGGCGGCTTCAAGCCCATCGAGAAGAACCGCGCCGTCACGATCAAGCCGAAAGAGAAGCCCGCCTACTCCTTCCGCTACGCCGACCTGCAGGAGATCCGCGAGAAGACCACGCCGGCCCTCTCCGAGAACGGCCTTTGCTTGTTCCAGCTGGTGACGGACGAAGCCGGCACGACAGTTATCCGCACGATCCTGGGCCATTCCAGCGGCGCGCAGATCGAAGCTGTGATTCGCGTGCCGCGCGGCGACGGCGATATCAAGAACTTCGGCGCCACGGTCACCTACCTCCGCCGCTACGTCGTCACGGCGCTGTTGGGCGTGGCCGCCGACGACGACCTGGACGAGGACGGCGACACGGGCGGTGGTGACGGGCATTCGCCGGTCGCGCCGGAGGCCCACCCTGGCATGCGCGATGCCAAGACCATCGGCGACCTGAGCAAGATCATGGCCGGCCTCGACAAGGAGGCGAAGGCTCGCTACGCCGACTACTTCAACCTGCGCATGGATGAACTGCGGAGGGCCGCAGCGTGAGCACGATCATCGTCAACTGCTCGCAAGGCGATGTGGACTGGCTCCAGGCCAGATCCGGCGTCTGCACTGCCAGCATGTTCCGCATCGCACGCTCCAAGAAGACGGGCGGCCAGCCGACCGAAGCGGCCCTGGACTATGCCTTCCGCCTCGCCGTCGAGCGCGTTGCCGGCGCGCCCCTCGATAGCGGCTATGAAACGTGGCAAATGCGCCGGGGCCACGACCTGGAGCCTGATGCACGCATCGCCCACCAGGCGGACATCGGCATCTATGTCCAACCGGTCGGCATCGTCCTGACCGAAGACCGCTGCTTCGGCGCCAGCGCCGACGGATGGATCGGCGACGACGGCGGCGCCGAATACAAGTGCCTCGTCTCCCCCGAGGAGCTGCGCACGACCCTGATCGACCACGATCTGCAGAAGTACACCGACCAGGTGCAAGGGAACCTCTGGCTCTCCAACCGCCAGTACTGGGATTTCTGCATTTACTGCCCTGCCCTCAAGCCGATCAAGGAGTTCTTCCGGTGGCGCATCCAGCGCGACGACGACTACATCGACGCGATGGTCGAAGACCTGTGGGAGTTCGAGAAGCTGGTGCAGCACAACCTCGCCGAGCTGAAGAAGCTCGCCGCATAACCACGAGAGGACAGACCATGTGGTTCCGCAATCTCACCCTCTACCGCCTGGCATCGTTCGGCCTCAGTGCCGACGACCTGGCCGACGCGCTGGAGAAGCGCGCCTACATTCCGTGCACGGATCTCGAGTTGTCGTCCCAGGGCTGGATTCCCCCGCGCGACGGTGGCCTGGTGCACGCTGTCAACGGCCAGATCCTGATCACCCTCTGCATCGAGAAGAAGCTGCTGCCCGCCGCCGTGGTCAACCAGGCGACCAAGGAGCGCGCGACCGAGATTGAGGAGCAGCAGGGATTCAAGCCCGGCCGCAAGCAGCTGCGCGAGATCAAGGAGGCAGTCACCGACGAACTGCTGCCGCGGGCCTTCAGCGTCTGCAGCAAGGTCAGCGCCTGGATTGACCCGGTGAACGGCTGGCTCGCTATCGACGCCGCCAGCGCCCAGAAGGCGGATGTGATCCGCGGCGAGCTGTTCCGTGCGATCGATGGCCTGAAGCTGGTACCGATCCGCACCCAGCATGCGCCGGTGGCCGCCATGACCGAGTGGCTGGCGACGGACACTGCCCCGGCGGGCTTCACCATCGACCAAGACGCCGAGCTGCGCGCCACCGGCGAGGGCCGCGCAACCGTCCGTTACGTCCAGCACACGCTGGAGCCGGCCGACGTGAACCGCCACATCGCCGCCGGCAAGCGCTGCACCCACCTGGCCATGACCTGGAACGACCGCGTTTCGTTCGTCCTGACCGACAGCCTGACGCTCAAGCGCGTCACCGCCCTCGAAGTCATCAAGGAATCGGCAGGCGCGGCCGAGAAGACAGCCGATGAGGCCTTCGATGGCGATTTCCTGCTGATGGCGGGCGAGCTGGCCGGGATGCTCTCCGACCTGATGGCCGCCCTGGGCGGCGAGATCGCGCCCGCTGCCCCCGATGACCTGGTGTCCGCCGCCGAAGACGCAGAGGATTCGGACCAGGGCGAGCGCGACCCGCTCTACCCGCAAGCGGTCGAGGTGGTGCAGAAGAACAAGCGCGCCTCCATCTCGATGGTGCAGCGACACCTGCGGATCGGCCACAACCGCGCGGCCCGCCTCCTCGAGCAGATGGAGGGCGGCCGGATCGTCTCGCCCATGGATTCCAGCGGCAATCGCAGGGTTCTCGCAGGAGCGCCGGCATGACGAAGACGATCCGCAAGATGAAGAACGCCTGGACGACAGACGAACTCGACATCCTTCGCGCCAACTGGGGCAACGGCACGCCGATCAAGGACTGGATGCATCTGCTGCCGAGCCGCTCCCATTCTGGCATCCAGGCTCGTGCACGCGAGATCGGCCTTGGCTCCCGCGGAAAGGTCAGCCGGATCGGTCGATCCATCACCTGGAAGCTGATCTGCAAGCTGCTCGCGGATGGCAAGCCGCGCTCGACCAAGGAAGTGGCCGAGGAAATCGAGATCTCGCGCCGCTCCATCGACCACTGCATGCGCCTCATGCACGGCAAGGGCATCCGTGTCGGCGATTGGGGGCCGCAGGGGCTGGACGGCGTCCGCTCGCGGCTCTGGATTCTCGGCTTCGGGCCTGATGTGCCCAGGCCACCCACCCCCAGTCGCGCCGAGCGCGCCAGCCGGCGCTGGCGCGAGATCAAGAAGGATCCGGTGCGTCTGGCCATCCGCACCGCCAGGCTCAGGCTCAAGACGGCCGAGCAGAAAGGCCTGCTGATCCGCCGCGACCCGGCCGCCGCCTGGTTCTGAGCCATGCAGCACACCGCAGCCCTGATCACCCTCGCCGGCTTCTTCACCTTCATGGTGGCTGGCGCCTATATGCAATACCGGCTGACCAAGCGAATCGTCGATAGCGCGATTGGCCCTGCCGAAGACACCCAGGAGCAAGCAGCATGACAAGTCAGCATTCCCTGCGCGATCCGCTGCTGGCCGAACTGAAGGCCTCGCACGTCATTATCCAGAATGCGCTCAACCTGATGACCATCGACCAGAAGTGCGAATGGGGTAGGCAGAACGATGCCGCCGGCCTGGTCGAATTCGGCTCGACGCGCGCCAATGAGCGCGCAGCCGTGATCGCCGCAGCGGAGAGCGCTGCCCTCTCGCAGCCTCAGTCGCAGGCGCAGGGCGAGGCGGTGGCGTGCAAGCGCTGCGGCGGCTCTGGTTTTGTCGATGACGGCGAAATCACCGGCTGCGGCGGTGTCGAGTTTGAGAACGGCCCAGTGCGCTGCGTCAAGGATTGCCCGAACTGCGCCGCCCCTGCGCCGAGCGCCTGTCCTGCCGCGCCGACGGATCGGGTACAGCGCGACGTGATGTTCATCCTCAATGTACTGCAGGACGTGAACGCGGCCATGCCAACTTCGGCAGCTCACCGCATCACAACCAGCAATGCCATCGAAAAGGCCCGCGCCCTGCTCGCCTCCCAGCCCAGCGAGGCGCGCGTTGCGGAGCAGGACTGCCGGCAAGATCCATTCGCGGCCGTGATGAACCTGCCATGCATCGTCCCAGTCGAGTATGAAGATGCGGCAGTGAAGATGGCTTACCGCGTCGGCCACCGGGACGCCAGGCATGCTGCAGCAGAACTTCTCTCCGCCCCCTCCACCGACAGCGCAGCGGCGCGCGATGCGGAGCGGCTTATGTGGCTGGTCGAAGAAGAGGCGATGATCGTCACCATCCCAGTCAGCGCGGGCCTGCCACGCTACAGGGTCGAATGGCCATCCCTCTATGAGCAGCAGTCCGAGTGCTTCGCTGACCCGCGCGCCGCCATTGATTCCGCTATCGCCGCCCTGGCCGCCCAGCGCGAGGGAGGTGCGTGATGGGCTACATCAATCCGCTGCTGGAACTGCCGGCCGGTCGCTCGCTGCGCGCACTGCCGCCGGAGCTGCGTGCGCCGTTGGTGACGCTCCTGCGCGAGATGCGCAAGCAGGCCAATGCGGAGGCAGAGAAGGCTTGGGACCGCCGCAAGGCGCCCATGGCAGCCTACTGGCGCGCTGTGGCGACCTATGCCCGGCACACGGCCCATGCCCTGGAACAGAAGGGCTGCGCCAGCCAGCGCGAGGGAGGTGTGGCATGACGGTCTACGTCGACGACATGCCCGCGCTAGATGTCTGGCATTTCGGCGAGGCTCGCAAGAGTATCTGCAACGTGATAGAGGCTGTCGCCGCGATTGTGATGCTCATTGACAAAATTTGCGGTTACGTCTTCACCACCAAACTTAACTACGAATGCGGCGGTCTCCCTTGCGAGATGGTCAGACGCATGCACGGCTTCCTCAATGGAATCGTAGTCCGTCGCGCCCACGAGAAAGCCATGGATTGCCTTGACGCGAGCGTTGTTGAACTGCTGGATCCGATCGTAGAGCCCCTTCTCCAGGCCAAGCTCAAAACACTGCCGGAGCAATCGCCCAAACTCTCGCTCCCGCTGAGCATCAGCGGACGCCTTCGAGTCAAAGAACCGTCGAAGCCAGACGTCAATGTACTGAAGCCTCAGGGATACGACCTCAATCAAACAACCCGCGCGCCTAGCCACCTCGACTCTCTGCATCAGCTCCGCCATGTTGCGGATCTGAACCTCTACCGCAGGATCGGCATCCCGGGTTCTAAAGAGCTTGAAACTCCCTGGAGGCTCGGCTGCAATTGCGTCCACGAAAGCTTTTGTATCCGCGTCCATGTCTCTTCTCCCTTGATTTTGGAGAACCCTAGCATGAAGCACTTGCTGAACCAGACCCTCGTTGGTAGGGATGGCGCCATCCTCTCGGACTGCGAGCAGTACCGCTACCGACTCTGGCGCGAGTGGGACAGCGGCCGCCCGGCGCTGGGCTTCATCATGCTCAACCCGTCGACGGCAGACCACCAGGTCGACGACCCGACCATCACCCGGTGCCTGCAGCGCGCGATCGCGGGCAAGTACGGCCGCCTGGAGGTGGTCAACCTCTTCCCGCTGCGCTCGACCGATCCGGACGGGCTGCTGACGCACCCGGCGCCTCTCGGCGACCGAGCGGACCTGAACGACGCCGTCATCATGGACGCGATCGACCGGTGCGCGATGGTCATTTGCGCCTGGGGCGCCCACAAGGCGGCGCCAGCGCGCGCGGCCGAGGTGCTGCGCATCATCCGGATGTGTGGCCGCGGGAAGCTGCTCTATCACCTCGGGCTGAACCAGGACGGCAGCCCGAAGCACCCGCTCTACATCGCGGCCAAGACCCGGCCGCAGCCCTTTCAGCAATGACCGAAGCAGCAGCACGCATCATCGAATTGACCCGCCAGGGTTGGCGGATTGGAGGAAAGCAATGAGCGAAGTAGAACTGCTCGACCGCCTCGCCGACGCGGTCGCCAAGCGCGTGCAGCCGGCGCTGCCCGTCGCCATCGACCTGTGGGATGTGGAGGCCATCGGCGCCTTCCTGAAGCGCGCGCCGAAGGTGGTGCGCGAACGCATCGTCACGCTGCCCGACTTCCCGAAGGCGATCCGGCTGCCGTCCGTGCAGTCGGGCAAGACCGACGAGAAGCCGGTGCGAAGCCTCCCGCTCTGGGAGGCGGCCGAGGTCATCGCCTGGGCTCGCTCCTACAAGGGCTGGACCGGCGGCCGGCCCCGCAAGGAGATCTAGTCGAGCAAGACGGCCATGTCCTCGGCCGTCTTGTTGTAGTAGGTCATCAGCTCCTGCAGGTTCGTGTGCCCGGTCATCCGGGCCAGATCCAGCGGGTGCAACTTCTTCGCCAGCCGCGTGATGGCCTCGTGCCGGGTGTCGTGGAATGTCAGCCCCGCCACCTTGGCCTTGTCCCTCCCCTTGCGGAACAGCACGTCAAGGCTCCAGGGGTTGAGGTTGAACAACGGCTCCCCTGCCTCGACGGCCGGCAGCATCTGCAGCAGCTCCACCGCGCGCGTGGACAGCGGCACGTTCCGCGCCCGGCCGTTCTTGGTCAGGGGAAGGTGCGCCACCCGCTTCTCATAGTCGACCGTCGCCGCGGTCAGCCCCCGCAGCTCGCCGGCCCGCATTGCCGTCTCGATGGCGAAGAGGAACGCCACCGCCACGCGCTGGGACGGCAGCCCGACCGGCAACCCATCCTCGAATCCGAGCGCCGTCGTGATCGCGTCGATTTCCCCCTGGGAGATCAAGCGCTCGCGCGGCGGGTTGTCCGGCGGCCGGCTGACGTTCTTCATGGGATCCGTGACAAGCCAGCCCCATTCCTCGCGCGCCACCTTGAAGGCATGGGACAGCAGCGACATCTCCCGCGACACGGACGGGCCGGAGACGTCGCGCGAGCGCACGTCGCGCCAGGCGGCGATGTGGTGAGGCTGCAGCTCCGCCAGGCGGATGTCCCCGAACTTGCGGCCCTCCAGCTCAAGCCGGCCGATCAGGTCACAGCGCAGCTTTTCCCATCGCGCACCGCGCTTGGTCGGACTGATCTTCCGCTGGTACTCGTCGAGCACATCCCCGACCGTGTGGGTCTTGCTGCCCTGGCCAGCGTCGATCGAGCGCAGCTCGGTCTCGCGCTTCGCTGCCCAGGCCATTGCCTCGGCCTTCGTGTCAAAGACACGGCTGTCGCGCTGGGAGAGGACGCGGACCTGGGCCCGCCAACCGGTGGGGCGTTTCTGGAAAGAAGCCAT